TACGGTTCCGGTGCTTCCACTAAAAGCATCGTGCGACACTCTAACAATGTCTCCAACCTTCAGGTCACCACGTCGCGCATCAATCCAGATTTCTTCCTTGTTTGGGACTACCAGTGCGTGTCCCAGCCCGACCGTGGAAAGAATGTCTAAGACCTGTTTAGCCTGAGTAGTATCTAGGTCAATTTCTTCCCATGTCTTTAGCATTTTGAGTACAGCCTTACCTACACCGACGCGGATTTTAGCGTCAGCAAATTGTTGCTTTACCCAGTTGTAATCTACTTTCATTAGTTTTCCTTTCGAGAAATGTTTAAGGTGGTTTCTAAAATATTTAATGCGGTTTGTTTTCCAGGTATGTTGGCTAGATATGACTCCCTTTGAGCCATAGCCAACAAGTCTCTTTTTTGCTGTGACATGCTCTCAATGGCAGACGCTAGAGAGCTCCAAGGAGGTCCTATACGGCCACTAAACTTCCAATCTGTAGCCACAGGAGTATTCGAGTTTAAAGCTTGAACATATCTATAAGTCCACCAGGTGCCGTCTTTTTTGTGTGAAGTAACCAAAGCACCGATAGATCTCGTGAACTGGTCCATAACCTGATTGTCGTCCCAGCCTTTATTCCACTTCATAAGAGAATTGGGCAGCTCCAAAGTTTTTAGCACAGCAGATGACCATGGAGTGCTGGGAGCATCTACAACCCATTTTGGTCTGCGGTCTACGGCTACAGGGTTTGCTTGAATTAAGTATGAATCTAAATTAACCGGCACTAAATTCTTTTTAGCGTTAGCTAGAAGTTTGACGTCCTCTTGGACAGACCACGGCAAGGAAGAATAAATGGTTGTAGGCCACTCATCATTAAGCAGGTGGTTTATGGCTGAATGAAGTCTGACAGATACGGATGAGTCAGCCAACACAGTAGAGTATTCTTTTCTATTTGCAAAAAAACTTTTAGTGAGGCTAGCTGGATTAGTAACTACTGACCTAAGACTAGCTTCCATCTGGCTAGAGTTAGGGCTGTCAATTAGTAAAGTCAGCTTGCTATTGCCCCACAGATGGTCGATGATGCTGAGCGCCCCATAGGTTCTATTTGCGCCAACGCTAGTGATTGGCGTTACCCCAACAATCACAGAGTCAAACTGCTCTAGTGATTCCTTGGTCATGTGTACGCTTGGGCTAACCCAAATAACCTCGTGTCCGGCCTCAGACAGCACGGCATTTAATACGCCAACAAATCCTAGATTTCTGGCGTTAGCATTCTCTGATGCTTGCGGAGCTGTCATTCCGGTCAAAAGAATCTTCGACATATAAATCTTTCTTTACAGTAAGAGGGGGCACCACCTGTGTAGGTGATGCCCCGCGGCTTACATACCTACGTGTGTTTAGAACGGTGCGTCAGGTGCAGCTGGAGCAACAGCAGGTGCAGGGGCAGGAGCCGGTGCTGGTGCAGGAGCTGGCGCGGCTGCGGCAGGCGCTGGAGCCGCTGCAGCAGTAGCAGGTGTCTGAATGACGTAGTAACGCTTGATTTCGTTACGCTTGCTACCGTTCCAAGTGCGAGAACCAATCTGAGCACGGAAGCTCTTGTTGGCAATCATGCTCTCAATCTGAGCGTTGCTCACAGTAGGGTTGTTGATAAAGAACTCCTGTGGAACACCAAGGGCAGCCATCTTCGAAAAGAAGATACCCAAAGCGTTTGAGTTCTCAGGTGAGATAACTAGGTTATCCCATACGCGACGCTTGTTGTGCGCTCCACCCTGAACTTCGGTGGTTAGCTTGAACATCGTCTTACCACTCTGCGAAGTGGTGGTGCTTACCTCAATAACCTTGAGGTCGTAGTCGCCATCTGGTAGTGGCTCGAAGTTACCAGAAGAAGCAGTTCCTGCTTCTTTTACTAGGTCAGCCCAGTTTAGTGTACTCATGTTTATTAGTTCCTTTAACTATAATTGAGTGGATTATTTCTTTTTTGTTGCATCGGTTTTTGGACCGAAGATCATGTCGAGCATACGCTCGACTCCAAGGTCGCCCTGCTCGACAATCTTACCGAGACGACCTTGTACGCGTTCACCAGCTTCATACTGATCCGTGCGCTCCACATACATGCGACGTGCCTTGTATGGAAGTTGCGTAGGGTCAGGATTTGGGATGGTTTCGTTAGAAATGTAACCAAGCACATCGTAGAAATATGGAGCCTGAATTGCTAGCTGTCCCTGTAGGTAAGGATGCATAATTCCATCCTGCCCACGACGAGCCATTGCAGTCAAGACTACAGCTTCTAGAGGCTGAGTCGGGTGCATTGTTAGGTCACGAAGGTCACGAAGTAGTGCACCCATGTGGCGAAGTAGTTCGCCCCACTGTTGCATCTTCATCTGTTCGGTTCCTGCAATGTTGTCCATGCACTTAACCTGCAACTCAGAAATTGAGTCGATGATTAAGCTCTTGAACTGGTGCTTGCCAGCTTGTAGCCACTGGAAAGCTTTCATAACAACGTCGTAGTCGTTTACCTTGACTACAACAGTGTCCCATGTGCCGTCAGCCACTGGTGGCTCCTCGCGCATAGGGTCCCAATACTTTACGTTGATTGGTAGGAAGCGGTGGCCTCCCTCAACGTCGAGCATTAGGCGTGGGTATGGTGCTGTAACAGCGAAGGTTGACTTACCAACCTTTGATTCGCCGTAGACCATTAATGTCAGGGAGCGTTCTACCTCAGACATTACTCACTTCCTTTCTTCTCTTCATCTTTACCGTAGTATCCGTACGGGTCAGCGACCACATACATCTGTTCAATGGCTGCCTCAGCTGCACTGCCGTCATCAATAAGAGGACAAACATTGTAGAACTGACACTTCCATTTGCAGTCTTTTGTTGGACGTGGGTACGCCACGTAGTTAGGGTCTGCACCCTGGTCGAGAGCTTTTTTAACTCCCATCAGGTCTGCAATCGTACCATGAATGCGCTGCCAAAACGAGCGCATTGTGAAAACATTGTGACGAACTTCAATCTGCTCGTAGAATGGAGGTTTTGCATTGGCGGTTCGCTTTACCTTTTTGAGCATGGTGAAGATTCCACCCTCCGACCGCTCCCCAGGTACTAGATTCTGAGCGTGCTCAAGCATCATGTACGTAAGGATTTGCTCATTCATTTGCGCTTGGTTAGCAAAGTCGGAAAACGAACCACCAACGGTCTTAAAGTCGCGGAACATACGTACGCCGTCAGTCTTGCGACGAACGCGCATGTCAAGCTTTCCCTGAAGAATTACTTCGCCATTGAATAGTGGCATAGTAATAATTTCTTCGTTTGAAATCTTCTCTAGGTTAGAGTCGATACCTTCTTCGTCCATCCACTGTAGGTAGCCCTCCAGCATGATACGGCCAAGCTCTGCTTCCGCTTCCAAATCAAATGTGTCTCGATAATCAGCAATTAGTTTGTCCATGTCACTCTTGACTAAAGCGGCGTGCGCCTCAAGAAGACCAATCTCACCGTCAGACGAGTAGTACTGGTCTAGTGCTTCGTGGATGCGTGAACCGAGTGCCAAAGCTCCGGTGTAGTCCTTTTGCTTAGGCTGTAGACGTCGGTAGTAGTTCAACCACCACTTACGTCGGCAATCCTTAAATACCTGAATCTCAGAGTTAGAAAGGATGTATGGAACTAATGTTTCTACTGCTTCAACAGTTTCGTTTTTGTCGCTCATGGCTACAGCTTACCTGCCTTGTCGTCTTTTAGCAAGGCTAATAATTTATCTTTGTCCTTAACAATCTGCTCAAAGTTTTCGCCCTTGCCCTCAAGAACTTGGATAACTCGCTCTTCAATAGTTCCCTCAGTCACGTAGTCCATAACAATCACGGAGTCGTGAATCTCAGAACCAATACGGTGGATACGGTCAAGTGCCTGCTTGTGGTCAACAAGTGACCACGGGCGCTGAAGCATAATCAATCGACGAGCCGCGGTAAGGGTAATACCCACACCACCAGCCTGCGCAGTAAACAGAATCCATTTAATCTTTCCGGACTGGAAATCGTCAACAGCTTTCTGTCGCTCTTCTTCCGACTGAGCTCCGGTAATTAGACCGTGCTCGATTCCTTCTTTAGTAAGCGAGGCACTTAGCAGGTTGATTAGCTGACGAGATACGGCACACACAGCGACTGAATCGTCGCCAAAGTCACCGCTCTTGATATCATCCATAACAGCGTCAACCTTACAAGATGGCTCTGACAAAATAGGACGGATTTCTCCAGTAGCTTCGTCAGTCACCATCTCAGCAAATGCGCTAGCAAACTGAGTCAAGCGAGTAGTCTGAGTCAGCACGCTAGATGCAATGACAGCCTCTCCACTTTCAAGCTCTGCAATCATGTTGTCGCGCATGTCCTTGTACGCCTTAGCCTGCTTTGTAGACATTTCGATATCACGACGCTCGAATACCATGTCAGGTAGCCAAGGAAGCACGCGAGCCTTTAGCATACGGCGCATACGTGGATTGATTGATGCGTGGAACTCTGCCTCCATGTGAGGCTTCACACCTAGAACCATCATGCCACCGAATGCATTAAGCATCGTGTCGACCATGCGGTCAATCCAGCGAGTTTTGCTAGGCCACTCTTCTGGCGATAGCCAGTGAAGAATAGGCCACATGTCCAAAACATCTCTTGCAATAGGAGTACCAGTGAGTGCAAATCTGTAGTCGGCATCTCCGGTAGCTGCCCACATAGCTCGGGTCTGCTTTGACTTAGGGTCCTTAGAGCGGTGAATCTCGTCGGCAATTACAGCCTTAAAGTCGATACGGTTTAGCTCACGCTCGTGGACCTCACAACGGTTTTCCGTTACTCGGTCGTCCATACCCTTACATGAGATGCATCGGGCTAGGGCGACTGAACCGTAAGGAGCTAGTCGAGAGTGAGAGCGTAGTGACTCCCAGTTAATTACGTATACGTCAGCTTCTTCATCGAACTGCTTACGGCGCTGAGTGGCAGTTCCGGTAATCACCTGAACCTTTACTCCAGGCCACCACTTGCCAAACTCACGCTTCCAGTTTTTCTTCAGCGTGTTGGGGCAAATAACTAGAGCAGGAAATGGCTCTCCGCCGTCATCCTGAATCTTCTTAAGGGCTCGGATAGCCTGAGCGGTCTTGCCCAAGCCAGGCTCGTCTGCCAAAAGGGCACGCTTTGCGGTAGATAGAAACTTTACGCCAGCACGCTGGTGAGGGAACAAATCTTCGTCCCCTTCGCCCTCTGGAAGCTCCTCTAAGTCCCTAAGAGCATTAGACGGGTCCACGCGCAGGGTACGCTCGTTAGCGGCCCAGGAGGCCAGCAGAGGGCCAATTACGAGGTCATTCTTAAAGGTAGACCTTAGGGCTAGACAGGTGCCCCAAGACACCGGAACTTTCCATAGCTGGGCCTTGCTGTCATAGGTAGATCCGGGCAAACTCTTGCATAGCTCTTTAAAGCGCCAATCAGCGGTTATAAAGATGTGTGTGCTCTGCTCATCAAGCTCAACACTTACAGGCATTACGCCTTCCTTTCGTCATTAGATATAGATACTATCATACTTTTTAGATTTTTATTTAAATTTTTGGATAGTATCTTTTAGCTTAGAAGCTTTTTTGGTACCCATCCAAGCCTGACTAACTTTAGCAGACCATGTCGTATTGCGTCAAGTGCGTGTCCTTCACCGCTCTTATGCCAATATCCTAGCTTCTTAAGCTTGGCGTTGTCAAACATTGCTTTTGCGTCTGCCGGAGACTGGAAATAGATATCATCCGAGCTCATGCCAATGTCCATCATAATCTGCTTAAGAATGCCAATCTGCTCTAGCGAGTATGGGGCCTGAGTGTTGCGCACGGTTTGGGCATTGATAGTGAATCGCTCGCAAGCAATTAGAATCTCAGAGCCACCCATAATAGCTGAAGCAATAGCCTCTCTAATCGGAGTTGCATACTGATGCTGTAGATATTCTCCAGACGCTACCAACTCGGGTTCAGAGCCAGGCTCGTATGAGAATACGGCAAGGCCACTAGCCTTACCAGGGTCAACTGCAATAATTACTTTAGTCATTGTACTTTTCTCCCCAGCGTGCAAATGGACCGTCTACACCGGCAGTTAGGGGAACTTGCCAGTCATCACGGGTGGTCATACATTCTTGTACAATATGTTTTATTTCATCAATATTATTCTTAGGTGCGTTTAGAACAATTTCGTCATGTACAGGAACAATCAATAGCTCGGTAAGGTCCGCCTTGTCAAGCTTCACTAAGTTAGCCTTAAATACTTCTGCAGCACTTGCCTGAACCAAATAGTTAGTCAATGAGTAGACACGGTTGTCGTCACACGGTAGGCGACGTCCAGTACGAGTCATGACATAGCCTATACCCTCGCTACGCAATCTACGCGTACCAGTGTCTTCAATCATCTGTTGCATCTTTTTAACACCAGGGTAACTCCTATCAAAAGCGTCAACAACAGTCTTCATCTGAGCATCAGATACTCCCGCTGTCAGTGCCATCTTAGATACTCCAGCTCCGTAAAGCTTTCCGTAGACCACACCCTTAATAAGTTTACGTCTGCTGTCTGACTTTTCAGCCGTAGGGTCTTGATAGACCTCTTTCATGATTTCAGTGAACACGTCGCCACCCGTACGGTCAGACTCATTAAATAGATTCATGAGGTCCTGGTCCTGGCTAAAGTTAGCGGTAAGACGGAACTCAACCTGGTCGAGGTCGCTAGAAATAATGACGTGGTCATCGTCTTTAGGGATAAACGCATTACGCACCGTAGCGTCGCCTGATGGCAGAGTCTGAAGCGCAGGGTCTGTGATAGACATACGACCCGTGCGGGCACCAAGAGTTCGGACAGACGGATGCATGATGCCATCAATGTTTCCGTCTAAGAAGTTCTTGAAGTACGTGTTGGCTAGCTTGTCAGCCTTACGCTGGTTTAGTACCGCCTTAGCAAGGTTCTGAACTTCAGGAGACCCGTCACGGGCTAGAACCTTAAGCTGGTCTTTAGACGCAGACTTCTGGCCCGATGGAGTGACTTCTGTAATGTCTGCGCCCATGCCCTCAAACTGACGCACCAACTGAATGTTGCTAGTGATAGACATTCCGTAGGTATCTTTACCCCACTGCTTAACGCTCTCGCCATACTGATTCAGTTCGTCAAACTTACGCTGAGAGTACTCAAGGTCTACGCGAGCACCATTGATTTCCATGCGAGTGACAATTTTACGAGCGGCCATCTCTAACTCGTAAGCGATACAGTATGGCCCCGAAGGTCCACACTTCTCCCAAAACTGCTCCCACAAACGCATCGTAAGAACCGTGTCTAGCGCACCATAAGACCAGTAGGGCTGAAAAGTAACAGGAACGGTGCCCCAAGTCCAGCCATTCTCTTTCATGGACTGATCTAGGTGTGTCTGCAATGCAGCGGCCATAGGGTCTACATATTGAGACGTCAAAGTTTTTAGTGCACCAGAACCAAGCGGGTCAATAATCTGAGCCATAATCATGGTGTCGTGAGCACGGTGCCACGGCATTTTCCAGCGAGACTGAACGTCGAACCATCTGGCTTCAAAGGCAATATTGTGGCAAACAATAGGACCATCAAACTTGTCCATTGCTTCATAGAAGACACCACCCCACTCGTCCCAGGGGATTGCCCAGCCAGTCATACCGTCGCCAACCTGGACTAAACGAATTCGGCCGTGCCAAGGAGACAGAGCATCCTTGTGCGGACGCCCGTCAAGTTCTCCAGTTTCGATATCTATGGCAATTGCATTGTGCGGACGTCGCGCCCCAAGCCAGTTTATAAACTCCTGAGCCTTTTCAGCTGAGTCTACAAGATGTAGTTGTACATCAGATAGTCCACCGCTCATATTCATCATCCTTAATCGTCATTTACGTCAGGGTACCTATGGTAGTACTAATTTCTGATTAGCGCAACTACTTAGCCTAAATTAAAAAAGTTCTTCGTCAACGTCGCCCTCGTCTAGGTCATCATCGTCGAACGTAGCACCATATTTATAGGTCGGACCAACGTACACAGTATTTACAAGAAGCTGAGAGACCATAAACAACGCTTGGTTCTCTGTGAAGCCAGAGTCTATTAGCTCGTTGTATATCTCATTAATCTGTATGGCAGTCTCTTTTAAAGAGGACAGGCCCTCGACAACCGGAGTTGGTGGTGGCGGTGTTGCTTCCGGTTCTTCCATGATACCTTTCTACGGTATTACTTCAAATTTGAATACCTGATCTATTTTAACGTCATTAGCGGCAGATGTCTCTAGCAGCCTTTGAGCAACGTTCGTAAGATACCTAGCACCGCTACTGTCATACTTATAGAGAGCATCTAGGACAGCGTTAGGTTCTTCACTGACCTGCGCCCAGTAGCGATGCTTCTCTGGGAATACTAGTTCGGTGCTTTCATCTGGAGAACATTCTTCACATGTTAGAGCATCTTTGGCCAGTTGTCCATAGGGAACTTCTTGCAATCCATATCTTTTTACCAGTGGACAAGCTGCGCCATGATAAACCAATGATACGCCAACACGTGACAAAATGTAAGAGCCACTGTCGGTACGGTAAAGTTCGAATTCAATCCAGCGGGTAGAACCTTTACGCCAAGACGTAGATTTACCCAACAACGAGCCGTTAAATTGTAGGGTTCTTGACCCGTCCTTGACTTCGTACATTATTCTTTTTCCGCTCTCAAGCTGTCTAACTCTCTAGACAAAGCAGCATTCTTTCTTTTTTCCAAGCTAAGCATTGCCTCAAGCTCGGCACACAAACTCATAGACCTAGAGAGTTGCTCTCTAGTTACGGCTAGAATGGTGTTTAGTAGTTCATTGTCTTTCATTCGTCATCCTTCTTTATATCTATTGTACTAAGTATTTTTAAGGGCTATTTGGACAGAATATAGGCCTTTGCCGCTGCCTTAGATGAAAACTGGCCTTCTACCTTGTTAGTAATTCGATTGATAACTATGTAGATAGTTATGTTCTCTTCAGTACTAAATTTCTGCAATATTTTGTACATTATGTCCAGTGTCCTTGTCCATCAGAAGTTTTCGGGGTAGTGGCAACCCAGGTACTACCATTATAAACCTTTACAGCAACGACGTTATTATTCCAGCTACCATTTAGGAATACCTTAGTTTTATTGGAGATGGGGGTAGGCGCAGGAGGAGGAGACGGATTACTCATAGTTAAGAAGAAAACGTCGCTTCCAGCTACAGGAGTGCCAGATCTTTTAAATCCTTCAACGTAAAGCGATAAGGTGTATGTTGCACCAGGGGTAAGATTAGTGACCACCTGGGAGCCCTTCAAATCACCTGACGATATAATGTTATCTGTAGAAGACACTTCAGAATACAGACTATACAGAGTCGCTCCGTTGATAACGGTGCTCCAATTAATAGTAGCTTCTGTACCAGCCGGGTTTGAGACCGCTGAAATGCTCGGCACAATAACTGAAACGTTTGCATTGCTAGCAAGAGTAGTGCCCGTAGTACTTACGGTGGACGAGGTGTTAGGAGATGTAGTTTTTGCATTCTGAGCATACAGACTATATGTGTAGCTAGTGTTGGCAGACAAGCCTGTCACAGTTGCATAATTATTGATGGTAGGAGAGTATGAAATTGTGCCAGGTCCGGATATATAATAATTTACTGGCAGATATCCGCCAGCATCAGATGCAGACCAAGAAAGTGCTAAGGATGAAGTGCTTAGAGCTCTAGCACTAAAATCTAGAGGAGTGGTGGGTGCACCATCTGCAGTACCGCTAATGGTTAGAGGGACTTCATCGAACCCGACAATTCCATTGCCATTGTATGTACCGTATACAACTATGTACCAAGTGTACGTAGAGCCAGGAGAGAGGTCATACACTCCGGCGCTACCGCTCAATCCGCCAGCACTCAGGTTCGGGCCATACACTTCAGCAAAAGCAATAGATATGCCAGGGCTTACGACGGTACTCCATGAAACATCAGCCGCATTTCCGCCACTCTGAACCGCAGTAATCGTTGGTACAATAGTTTTAATTTCAGCAGCTGTAGTGAAAACAACGCTTACGGTAGCAGACTCGCTAGCACCAAGGGTTGCATATATATTATAGGTATATTGCGTAGACGGGGATAGATTAGTTATAGTGGCAAAGTTATTTCCAGGAGTGTAAGAAACGTCACCGCCACTACCATTAATTACGTAAGCGACTCCAGGGGTGGCTGAAGGGGTCCACGTAAGTCTGGCAGAGGTATCCGTTAGGTAGGCCGCGTCGGATTGGAAATTAGTCGGAGCGTATATTGCAGGAGTAGAAGCAGTTCCTGTATAGGTTACTTCAAGCCTGTTGTTAGCTAGAACTAGCGTGTAGGTGTAGGCAACTCCTGGAGATAGTACAGATTCAGTATCACTGGTAAACTCTTCGCCAGCCCCCCCGGCGGGAAAAGATCCGCTAGCTATGCCACTTGGAACCCCGGTACCGGATATTGTGTAGTAAGTTCTTCCAACGTTAGTGCCCGACCCAGAAAAAATACCGTAGTAAAGATTTAGACTGGTGAGAGAGTTTGGTACCTGACTAACAGATATGAATCCGGATGGAGCAGTTGTACTGACGGGATTAGCAGGTAAATCGAAAGCAGTAGCAGAAACGCTACCCCCGTTATTAGAAGCAGATACGGTAAATGAATACCTGGTAGACCTTGGAGTTACAGCTACCGAAACAGTCACACTTCCAGTAGATGCCCCGGCAGCAAGCGATCCGCTAGCAACGCTAGTGCTACCGTCTCGTACGACCGACCAAGAAGTAGTTCCCCCATCGCCAGATGCAGTTACGTTGTACGTAATCGATACTGAATATGCTGTAGTTCTAGTAGCAGTTATGGACACGCTAGGCGGGGATACAGGCGGAACATACTGATAAAAAGTTACTGTGACTACAGTAAACAAAGGCTGGTTAGTTCCCGCACCCGGGCTCTGAGACGCGGCAGTTCCGTCATTGCCAGCAGTGGCTCCTACAGTGGTGTAAGCAGCAGAAAAACCAAACCCATTCGCATCCAGTATATCTGCGGCGCTAGCAACGGTTTCGCCAATTACACTCGGGACAAAAGCCATGATTAAATCTGAATCCAGATATCTCCGGTAGTACCACTGCTAGGGGTGGTATTACTAACGTATATCTTTTTAGGCGCACTCTTGTCTGAAGTTAGGCCGCCGGCTAAGTAGTAAACCTGTTGACTGTCTTTAACGTACTTAGTTGTGGCAGCATAGGTATCAAACTCAACTGCTGCGTTATCCAATGAATTATCTAGAGTAGGCTGCGGAATAATAACTTTAGCTCCGGTAGAAATAAACTTGCCAGTTATACTCATATTTCCGTATAAATTAACTTCTAAAGCTCTATTATTTCTATTACTAAAAATAATATTATCTGCGCTAAGCCACGCTTGAGCGCCTTTATTTGTAGCAGTATCTTCATAAGAGTCTAGAGCTAGTGAAGCAGACTGAGTGCTGACGTGCGCTCCGCTGGAATTGTAGTACGCAATGTCACTGCTAATTTGATATGAAGTGTGGTTAGAGTTGATTACAGCTACCGAATAGCTCTGTAAGCTTGCATCATAATTTACGTAATCTCCTGTAAGATTAGACGGTCTTACGTAACTACCGCTGGAAGAAAAGAAGTAGCTAGCGGTGGAGTCTTGATGAAGTTCCTGCCAAACTACCTGCTCTGGCTCAATTAGAGCGGTGCTAAAGAGTCCAGGGTTGCTATCTAAATCTCCGCTAAAAGACGGGCTCTTAAACTCCATAAGATCCGTGTATTTATAGTTAGCCGTCTGAGTTTCTAAATCAATATCTAACCATTTCTTAGTCTGCTGAACCGATGGAGTGCTGGGTATAGCCTCAGAGTCATACCAAGAATAGGCAGATGACCCGGAGTCAGCAAAAAAGAATCTTTTTTCTGTGGATAGTGACACATTATCAAATACTAAAGATCCGCTTGACAGACCTGCGTGAGTAGTTCCGCCAACCTGGAAAGAAGTAACCTTACCGGGGAATACAATTTTAAAATTGGTGCCATTAGCCAGCCCCGTTGGGTTGGCCTCTTTGTATTTAGCGTACAGTTTAGCTAAACTGATAGTTATTTCCGAATTTAGTCTAGTAGGTATAGTAGATGCCCTGTCTACAGGGCCAAGAGCCGGCAACTTCGAGCATTCAATTCGATTATCTCCATAATCATTTACTATAGACGCGTTTAATTCAGAGTTTGTCACAGAAAAATATTTATAAGTGTCAGAAAGAAGAGCCCATTCCGGAGTGGCAACATCGTCTAAAGGCACTGGAGAGCTAGAGTTTCCAAAATCTAAATAGATATCTTTGGCATTAAACTCTGGTATATTAAGTTTTGCGACCCTGACTTGTTCACGGTCTTCAGTTCCTATATAGTTTCCAGTGTCTGCGGTAGGCCTATTGAACGTATTGAGAATTCTAAAGACCGTGTTAGACACAACCGAAGATACCTGAACTACTGCAGAGCCACCGCCAGGGAAAATCTGCTCGGGGGTACCGCTTCCAGCGGACCCAAAAAATGTTTCATAGATATAATCATTAGCAGTTAGCCCATGCGCAGTATTAGTAGTTACGGTGATTACACTAACGTTACTAATAACATTTTCCACATAACTGTCAACAAGCACTGAAGGTGCTTGGTGAAACGGCGCAGAAAAAACGTCAAAGTGTAGGTACATAGTAGGGTCTGCAGAAATCAAAGAATTTACTAGCGAGTAATTAACTTCTACGGAAAAAGTTGAGTTTGCTGGAGTGCTAGTCCACCCAACTTGAAGACCATACTCACTATTATTTTCATACAGTCCGGCCACAGCTACGTTTGAAAATGACACAGCTCCAAATGTCACAATACTTGAGGTATTTCCGTTAGTCCAGCTACTAGTAGAAGACACGGTATTGCCAGAAGAGTTAACATACTCAAGGCTAGGATTTAAAACCAAGTTATATGTTTTAGCCGAAGCGTACGCAACGCCATCGTTAGAGAAATACCCGTAGTCAAAGATTCGCTTACCGTAGTCTTGCAAATATAGCCCAGCCGCGTCAGTGCTAGCTAGTTGACTGTATCCGGTATTAATTACATCAGTTACCGTGGGAGTGCCCGACCCATTGTACGTAATTGTCGTAGAGTTGAGCGGTATGTTATTTCCTTTATTTATGTACTTAAAGTATCCATAGCCAACTTCAATAACTTCCACAGGAAGATTACCAGTAGAAAGACCGAAGTTGTTTTCTATAGAGACATAAACAAAATCACCTACAACGTACTCATGGCTAGGAGCATATACAACGGCAACATTTTCTGTTCTGAAAGCAGAGGTAATGGGCACAGGGATATCTACATAGGATTTATATAGCCCAACGTAAGTGCCATTGGTCTTACCGCTGTCGTTAACTCCTAAATCTTCGCTCTCTAAAAAAGTTCCATGTAGAGACTTATTGCCAATCCTTCTAGTAACTTCTGGGCTACTTATGTTCCAATAGCCTATGCTTCCAGATCTAGCGTTAATATCTCCGCGAACGTATACGTCAGAAAATTCTGCCACACCACTTGCACTGATTTTCCATCCGCTCAGGCCTTCCTGATACGAATAGCTTTCTACAGACTGCTCGTTTAAAATTAGTCTGTCTACTAGATTTCCTGCATCTATAGAAGAGCTGGATATCTGAGGATTAATAGCATTGTACTTAATCGTTTCTATGTCTTGATTTAGATTTGCTAAATATGAACTAAAGCTTTTAGTCCTTCTTAAACGTCTACTCGCCAACTTTGTCGACCTGCCAATCTGTAACTAGAGTCAAGTCTACCTGCTCGGGGAAGGCTGGATTATTGGGAACAGACACTCTAATGGCGTCAATTTTTCTAACAATAACGTTTTTTCTAAGTTCCAAAGCACTGGCTAAGCGAGACTTAACAAAAGCGTCGTTAATGTTTAGCGAGCACCAGTCCCCAGGGTTAAACGTCCCGACGGTAGGGTTCATTGAACCGTTAACCGAGATCGTGAAGTCGCCAATAGGTGGCTTACTTTCATATAAGAACCGCTTAGCAGTTTTGTAGAAATCTAGTTCGGCATCATAATTTCCCCAGTTATCGGTATTTATGGCACCGGTAGATGTTTGTACCGGCCAACTTTGAGTTTCAGACCTATCTAATAACGGCCAGCCAGCAGCCAGCAAATCTGTAGCAGAGGCTGCCGAATATAGAGACTCTCCACCGGAACCGCCATCGCTTCCACCACGAGTAATAAATACCCTGGTAGCAGAGCTTTCTGCATTCTCAGATACGCTAACATTGGATATGTTTCCAGGGTACTCAAATACTAATTTATCTGCGCCAAATGCTACAGGATCAGCTACTTGCCCAGGGGCCAAAGCGTAGTCTATTTCTAAAGTTATGGGGTCTTGCCTCTGGTAGTTCAACTTCTTTAGGTAGGTAGTTAGACTTTCCGGGTATATAGGCACTAAGACAAAGGTTCGCTTAAATTTATAAGTTCCAGTAACAGAATCAGTCTCTAAACTGCAATCAATTCTGTAGTCAAATCCATTAATAGAGCCCGAGTATTGCTCGAGGTGCCCACCTAGATTTACTAGCTGACTTCCTCTAATAGGCTGGCTAGCCTGAGGAGGACGTTCGCTGTAATTAGAAGTAGAGAATTCCATACCTCCCATATCAGCATTTTCCGGAAATTCTCCATAGGTATTCCTATACACAACCGGCTCTTTAGATACCGTCGGAGCAATAATAACGCTACCGTTCTGAGCCGATACAGACGTTATTCCTCCGACCGCAAAGTCTATGCTACCCCAGGATTTTAAAGTGTACGGGCTTTTAAAGTTAGCCGGAGTAAGGCCTACAACTCCAGAAATAGTTATCTGGTTTCCGCTTACGGACTTAATAGTGAAAGTATTTCCGTTTAGCGCAGTTATTGCTGAGTTATCCTGCTTATAGAACTCACTTAAAGTAATTTGATCCCCCGTGGAAAATCTGTGGGCGCTATTTGCTGGAGTATAGAGTATCACTATTCCGGAAGCTTTGACCGAGATTCTATCTATAGAATCTTGCATATTAAAGTTATATGTAAAAGTATCTGCAGTCACGTTTCCTATTACATTAACTGCATTCATTTGATTGAATACTGCACCGGTAGAGCTATATACATTTATATAAACTAGCTCGGCATCCGACAAGCCGTGACCAGGAGACGTTACGGTGGCATAGGCACCATCTGCAGATCTAACTATGTTAGAAATTTTCTTTACCGTGCCTGGACTTGTTCTCCTGTAGTCTTTATATGCTACAGCGCCTTCAACGTTAAACTCTTTATTCAAAACAGCTGAGTTAATTTCATCGGAACTTAGTGTTTTATTTACAAAGTAGGTTTGGTAACCGTTTGCATCGATGTAGAGGGGGCTATTAATAGTAATAGTAGTGTTGGTCTTCGAAACAATTCTGTGTTTACCGTTTACCAGTCCAAGAGGGATGTAGGTTCCGTATAGAGTCGAATAAAATCCACCTATACCGGACACGGATACATGGTCTCCAACAGACAGCCCGTGCGGAGTATTGTTAGCAATAGTCACAACTCGCCCAGCAAAAGTTGCAACGCCAGGGGTTGCAGAAGCGTTAGTTATAATTTCTTGTTTGGTGTCTAGCGCAGGAATATTTAAGAAGAATTTAGTTGGGTATAGCGCTCCACCTATGTCCCAAACCGTGGTCTGCCCGTTGATTAAAGATAGATCGGGTGTAAGTTTGGGAGCAGATCCGGAAGTAGCAGGGAAGGTCACTGTCCCCGCAATGTCTACATCTGTCCACCAGGTATTTATAGACTCATTAGTACTGGTTTTAACGACGTCTAATTCTTTATCAGGAACCGCTATAACAATAGTAGTCGAGTTTGGTATAGACTCTATAGGATATGTCCCATTGTATACAGACAAGTTTTTTCTTATTGTGGTGTTCCGGACGGTCGAGGCGTCTGCGCTGCAGGCGGCCTCGGCTAGGTTAGAAGCCGTGTAGTTTACAGTAAATGTTTCTAAAGTTACTGCAGTAACCGTACGAGTCCCGTTTAAGAATTTATCTTTAGTGGATTTGAATCCAGAAAGTTTTACTGAATCTCCCACAACCAGCCCGTGACGCCCCCAGGTAGTAAATATTGCTTTATTGCTAGTAATTCGTCTTTTAAGAATAACATTGTTAAGATAAGTAACTACTACGCCGGTTCTAAGTATTGGAGGGTATGACTGGGTGTCATAGTACTGAGGAGTTACAGATGACGGAAGACCTGACACTGTAACTTTAGGGTAGCTCTGAAGTTTATCCTGGGAGAACCCATGACTGGATGAGAACTGAATTCTTAATACTCTGATTAAACTACCATCGGTGCCGATCTTGCTCTCATTCTTAATGTAATTAATTGACTTAGTAGTCAAGGATGTTCCACCAGACACCGAGCCGAAGGTGGCAGCTGGAAGCCCGGAAATCGTTACAGACTCTCCTGGAGCACTCGAGTGGTTAGCATCTAGAGTTATCATTGGCAGGTATAGACCGGTAGTGGACCCAGCACCTCCATTGTATATACTGACAATATTTGCAGTTCTAGCCCCACTAGTAACATTTGCCACACCGCCGGTGGTAAGAGTCATTAATTTACCGTCTGTTGACGTAGCCACTGTAGTTATATTAGATACTTTTTGAGAGACAAGTTTTTCTTCTGTTAAAAATTGAAATCTGTTGGAGTCTGGAACCGCTACAATTTTTATAGGCTCGCCGTTGTTAGACAGTTTGGAGTAGGACTCCTGAGGAATAGACAGCACAACATAGTCACCGACATCAAGCGAGTGAGGAATAGCGGTGTGCGCAGTAGCTACGTTCCCCGCGCCATCAGTTCCAATGTGGGTAATTTGGAATGCTTCAATAATTTCGGGAACCATTTTTGTCATAGTTCTGGTAATTTTGCCAGTCTTAGCCGTTTTAACTGTAGGGGCATTGCTGCTTATCGCGGTGGTGTTTTTTATTTTAAAAGACAAAATGCCATCTTCAGGATTAGATGACACAGCCATCCTACCGCCATCAAATTTAGATGCCATGTCTTTATCGGTAAACACTAGGTCAAAGCTGTCTCCAGTATTGTAAATACTTTCCCCGCCGAGCCACACCGTGAGAATTCCGTACGTACCACTACCGGATGGCTTAGTGTACTTTACGTGAGTGATAGAGTTTTCTGCGCCGGGCTCAGGCAAGGTGGTTCTAGCATTCTCCCAGACAGGTGCGTACTGAAACCATAAACCGCCACTCACTGTAGCCGTAGCTCCAGCTGGCGCTGAAATAATTGTCAGGTCTTCAGACAGGTACGGTACAATAAATTCTACTTTCCACAGCCCTGATACTCCTGCCAACGGATCAAATAAAGTTCCACCGGACGTCTGCCAAACTTGATTGTCAAATCTCTCATCTAAACCAGTAATCAATACGTCAGTTTGATCATCAATAGTAGATATACCTGGAGCTTCATTAGTGTCAGGCAGATTAGCAAAAAACACTTTTAATACTCCGAACGTCTCGTCTAGCGAGTTACTTAGCTGGTAGCTAGTAATAGTGTTAGGTATTCCCGCGCTGGTATCTGAAATTGTAGCGTGACCGTTGTAATATGGCTGAGTCCACCCGTGGTCGTCCACCCCAGAAACTTTTATAGAGTCTCCTATGTTTACACCTATGCTCTCCGCTGGAAACAGTCTAAGCTGCGGCGAAGGAGTAGATTTCTTAATGTAAGTTTTAGATTTATCTGCAGGCGGCACCGTGGCTGTTATATTGTAGATAGTCTCGTTATAAAGAGTTAAATTTTCCTTGTAAGTTATAGTCTTTTTTACTTTATCTACGCCAGTTATGATTACGGCCTCCGCCTCCGCATAATCAAACATTTTTGTAGATTTACCTTTTATGTTTTTCTTCCACAGATCCGTGTCTGGGACAACTACTATAATCTGTTCCCCAACTACAAAAATTGGCGTAGTGTCCATAGTCAATGTGACTACCCCTCCTACCCTAGAGACAGACTTAATAGTCTTAGTGTCATTAAGCACTTTTCGTCTTCTAGAAATTAAAGACCTGGCAGGCACAACCGCTGTAGTGTCAATGTTTGCTAGCACTAGGGGCGTAGATTGGTCGTAGCTTCCTTTAGGATTGTCTAGAATAGCTTTAAAAGATCTCTTGCTCGGGACCTCAGATACCGTCTGAGGCCCATCTAGTAGGGTGTCAACGTTGACTACCTTAACTCTTTCGCCAACAATTAGCCCGTGGTCAGCGGTGGTAGTGAATGTGGCCACGCCGTAAGTAGTATTGGCGGTTGTCAGTTGCTTGGTAGCTATAGTGATAGGTACCCTAACTCCAGGCTCGATAATCTCGTTAGCAAAGTCAATGTCAACAAAGTCTTTGAAGGCTTCAGAGATTAGAGTTCTAACGTACTCATATGTGTCGGCTCGGCTAGTAACAGAGACAGAGTAGAAACTCTTTGTTTGAGTTCCCTTAGAGTCGGTAGGAAATTTAAAGTTAGGTATTTTTACAAAAAATGCTTTTACTCCGGGGTCAAATGACACACCGGTAGTCTCAGTTCCTACCACGTCGTAGTAGCCGTTTTTACCCATAGAAGCATTGTCAGTAAAAGAAATATAGACCTGAGTGTTGACTAGGTTATCGTCGGCAACCGTCAAAGCTTTTTGCATAATCGTAGACGTTAGTTCAACTTTAAATATGTCAGCAGTGCCAGTGGGTGCAGAAAGGTTAGCTTCGTAGCTAAAGCTGTGAGTTTTCCATATTAGCCTGTGTGATAGGTAGCTAGTAAACTCCGCTGCCGATACGGATAGACTGCGTCCAAGCATGTCGTAAGTTCTGCCCCAAATAATGCCGCCCCAAACGCACTCGTTGTTCCTGACTACATACAGCGCAGTCTTTCCAGGCATAGTTGAATTATATAAATCTAAACCATCAGTCTGCTGAGAGGTAGTGATTTTTCCACTGAATGCTCCGGCAGCCTTTAGTGAACGTTCGTATGACACGTCTTCGAAAGGAATTTCACCAATAATCGTGTTAGAGACAATGTCTACAGTATAATACTTATACCTAGCCGCATTTTGGCTAGCTATAGGTTGAATATTGCTATAAGCCATGTCATCCTCACGTCAATCGTCTTTATACTATTCTAACCTATCCAGCCGGATCTGTATTTCAGATTGACGGTTGGAGTAGTATTGCCACTCTTCGTGAATGTTATTTGGTTAGTTCCGGGCTGAAGCTTTATCCAATCAATATTTGCATCTAAAGTAGATCTAGATCCGTCTGGCAACCCTCGATACAGCACCGAACTGTTGTACGTATCTATCTCTAAAGTATCTACGCTCGTGAGGGCCGCTATCCCATTGCTCGAGTATGCCTCTTGCGGTACCTGAAGAGATATAGTTCCCCCATATGCAGTTATGTTTGCTACCCCCGTGGTGGTAAATGTAAGAGTGTTAGCAGCAGTGTTTGTCACAGTGCGAACTCCAGTCAGTGCTAGATTACTCGAGCCATCTATAAATGCATCTGCAGTCGTAGATATCCCGTGCGCTGTTTGAGTAGTGACAGTTGCAATATTGTTAGTCACCGCAATAGATACCACGTTGGAAATATTTTTTGTGTAGCTTATGGCTGATGCAGACGTAGCAGTAATTGTAACGTTGTTTTTGTTAAATCTAGTGTCTATGCTCGTCACATTCACAACGTCACCGACATAGAATCCATGATTAGGTATGCCTAATGTTGCCACGCCAGACGAAAGCTCCAACGTAGTTATGGGGGTGGCTGCAGTATTTGTACTGTAACCGGTATCCCTGAGAGTTCTAATAATTTTTATGGTTTGAATGGTGCCGTCAGGCTGAACGTTTTTAATGGTAGCCGGCGCTTGCATCGGCCCGGTAATCTTAAATACAGTGCTGACGTTGGTATTACCTCTATTAAGAACGTTAGCTATTGAAGTTCCGTCTGTAGGTATGACAGAGACGGTGTTAGCGCCAACGGTAAACTTTTTGGTATAGCCCAGCTTGCTAGTAAATTCATTTATTTTGCTGTTGGTTCTGGTTATTTCTATGGACACGGGCCAGGTGGTGTAGTTATCGTTAATGTCGTCGTACCAATCGTACTTTACAGGGTCGACGGCCTTAAACTGGGCGGTAAAGTTTAGACGCCCACGGGCCGTTGCGCTTTCAAATGTTGGCTGCCCGGTAAGGCGTACGTACATAGCTTTTACTGGAGACTCTTTCACCATTAGCCAACCGCCAGTGTAGACAAGGTCGAACGACTCCATAACTTTTTGACGAGCAGCGGCAGTGTAGCTAGGGTCTTTAGGAATGATTGAACCCTTAAAGGTCAGGGTTTTTGCAGTCCACCGACCGCGGACGTCATAGGAGCCGTCATCAAGCCCCCGAGGAATGTCTGGCACTTCAGGAGCAGGCATGTCCCACCAACCAGTGATGTCCGTACAAATAAAAAGAGTCCCGTTGCCATCAGAAGTATTAAAGACTAAGCGTTTGATGGTGTCGTCAGGCATAACCTTAATGAACTCGATGTCTGCATTGAGCTGCATGCCCTCGATGTGTGGGTAGGGCATCGGGCGGAGAGCAGAATTTACTTTGGTATTTTCTTGCGCCTGTGTAGTAGGATCGATTGGCATAGTTTAAGTCCTTAATTCTTCCAGGCTGCTTCTAGTGCCAAGTTTAGTATTACGTATTGCTCTTGTTGGCTAGCAGTTAGTCCCTTAGGAATTACAATTTTAGGCGCAACTTTATCTTTAGCACTTACGTCTACGATTTGTAGGTATTTACCGTCAGGGCTTTTCATGCCAGCCAAAAGCTCTAATGCTTCGGCAGTCCTAGCCGAGTTATTTGCAGTCGTAGACAAGTCTTTTACCTCAACCGAGCTAGGCAGTAGTGACACCGTGGAAGGATTTCTATCACTGCTACCTGGGAATATATCCTTAGACGAAAACATTCCAGTAGCGCTCCTAGATATTGTTCCGGTATTGAAGTCATACAATCCACCGTTATACAATCCCTGTAGATTTGCTTCCATTCCTTTACCAGGAGCTGCAATTTCCTGGTAAAGTGGAACTTGAGCTGCATACTTACTACCATCGGCTCGGGTGCGCGTCTCGTATCCAGTACCCCTTAAAAATTTAGTTGTCGTACCTTCTACGGCATTTCTAAGAATAGCTTGAGTATAGTCATTAAGGTTTTTAACTTTTGGCTTAGTCATTGCTAGTTCAATTGCTTCATCCGTAAATCCACTTAGCAACTGCGAGTTAAAGAAATTTATTCCTTTTAGAGACCCCGTGCCTTTAATGTTATAATTTTTAGGATCATTTAATAGTTTAACTATGGCGCTAACCTGGTTGTTTGTAAGTTGCTCCGTGGTAACTTCTCTAACTACGTTCACGTCATCAATATTTTGAACTTGAACTTTTAGAGCATTTCCGCTAGAATCTAAAACTTTTGCAAAAGCAGCGTCTACCCCCGCCAAACCATCCTTGTCCTTGACAGCCAGTATAGCACTGCTAATACTTTCAGCTGTAGCAGTATTGTTATAGAAAGAATAATTAGCCGCCGCACCTAAAAGCTTTTTCATAACTTCACTGCCAGCAGTGATTCCAGCGTCTTCAAACGCTACTCTAACTTGACTTAACTTATCTTTACTTGCTCCTGCTCCAGCTGCTATCTGGTCAGATACAGATCTTCTTTTTTGCACCTCTGCGGTTGCCTCGGACAAAGTGTATTTGCCCGTAGCCAGTAGTTTGGATATTTCGTCACTAACTTGAGCCGAAGTGGTCGATACACTCTGAGCAGTAATCTGTACTTTATCTGCAACTATCTGCTGACGTTTTTCCCTTGCAGCCTGAGCAGCGCCTTCAAATCCTTGAGTTATTGCGCCAACAATACCTAGTGCTAATCCTGGAATCATTCCACCAGGTATGAACATTGCAGCACCGCCGATTGCAGTCATAGCACTTCCAGCAGTCATGCCTCCACCGGCTGCCCCAGCTATCAATCCCTGCGCGGCGAGTCCCACGCCAACAGCTCCCATAGCGCCAGGACCGCTATAAGTTCTACCGGCCGGCGTGCCAGCACCGCCCATTCTATTTATAAGATTTCTTTTTCTCAGAGACTCGTTGGTTGCATTAGCCGTGGCTAGACCCTCTTTTGCTGCAGCATTATTTGCTACGTCGGCAACAGTTTTTGCCTTCATTACAGTGTTATATTCTCTGACAGAGTTGACTACGTCTTTAAAGCTACTTTTTATAAGTCTAAGACCTGTAACTTTTTTCTTATCCTCAGTGCCAGAAGCCGTGCTAGCCGCAGTTTCACTTTTAACTGCCGTCATTTTTTGTTTAGTAGAGGTAGTAGCTTCTCTTATAGCCTGTCTATATACTTTTAATGCTCCAGTAACTCTGCCATATATTGTAGGCTTAGAAGCTAGTAGAGTGTTATACTCCTTCATATTGTACTGTAAAGTGAAAAAGTCATTAGCGTTTCTATTCATAGCACGGTTGGCATTGCCTTGGTTGCGTATGAAGTTAGTCATGTTTCTACCCCACCTGCCCATTGGACGTTCTGAGGTAGCTAGAACAGTGTTAAATCTGGTACCAGCCTTTGCTAGACCTATAAACCCAGCGACACCTCCCCCAATAGTAGCAGCTATTCTTCCAAGAATTGCCATAAAAATCATGCCAGCTAGTTTAAATACTATAATTGCTAGACCCACGGCTAAGACAACACCGTTAAACTGGCTTATCAAATCTATTAATGGTTTAAGGGGGGTCAATAAATTTACAAGAGTATCTGTAATAATTCTTAAAGTGTCGAAGAATATCTTTAAAGTACCACTATCAGAAAAGAGTGCAAAAAGTTCCATCATAGAAACTATTAATGCAGCAAAAGCCGGAGCAGCTTTCACACCGTCCATAAGAATTTTAGTTAAGGCCGGGAAAGACTTTCCTAAGGTTTCCCAGAATTGCTTTATTTCTGGCCTACCAGATAGCTGTATAAAAATGTTAAGAAAATCGCCAATAACCCCTAGGGCAACCGTGGCATTAGTAGTAGTGTCCTTGAGCCACTTAGAAAATCCTTCAGCCCCGGTAAAGTTTTTGAATCCCTGAGCAATTCCATTGAGCCAGTCCAGCAATACTTGACCGGCACCCCCGCCGCCAGAAGGAAAATTAGCTTCCATTATGTTGCCTATGCCGTCAGCAAATGACCCGAATACATTTCCAATTTGAGAAGCAACATACCCAGCTAAATCTAAGAATCTAGTAAGACTAGTATTCTTTGTCATAACTTCAAATCTAGCTGCTACGCTATCAATCCAAATTATAAATCTGTCAGTTAAAGGTTTAGACGCTCTCATCAAGTTTAAGAATCCACCCAGGAATTTGCTAGAAGCCTCCCCGAGTTGCCTTAGTCTAGGGGCGGAGTCTGTAAAGAAATCCTGGAGAGCTTTGACATTTTCCGGTTTATTAAAAGTATTTGCAAATTGAATTGAGGCATACCCCATAGCGGAGCCCAGTTGCTGGAATCCCCGCTCTAAGGTCGGGAAAGTTTTAGAGACTATAGTCTCTATTGCAGTTTGTAAAGGAGGTAAGAACGAAGAAGATGCTGCCTCTTTTAGGGCTTGAATCTGAGGCTTAAGTGTCAATAAAAATTTAGTAAACGCAATTTGCGACTTAGTCATGTTCCTAAATGGATTTGCCGCAGCTAACCTATCTTGCTGATCTCCACCACGCTTGATTGTGTCCTGTAAATCTTTTATTCTAGCTTTTGCGCGTCTATAGTTTAGGTCTGCTTGCTGGTAGGCAAGCTCGGCTTCTCGGCGGATCATATTGTCCGGAGGCAAATCCTGAGCCATGGCAAGCTGGGTTCTAGCTTTTTCAAGCTCAATTGCAGCTTCTTTTTCGCTCAACACCGCGCCTTCTAGTTCAAAGCGTAAGTCTCTAAGATCTCTTTTAGCATCTCTAAGAGCTTTATTGTATTGATTCTGACCGTTCCAAAGTTGACCTAAAGCTTTGCCAACTCCACTCATCGCTACTCTAGCAACAATAAATCCAGCGACTACTCCGACTAAAGCAGTACCAACACCGACAAAAGCATAGGCAGCTTGCGCAGCAACTCCGACTAGAGATAGGAATCCTCCGGCAAGGTCACCCAGCGTGCCAGCTAAAGCACCGAGTGCCGTCTGTAGAACAAAGCTTCTTCTCTGGAATTTTTGGAAAGACCTAAGAGCTAATACAGATTCGTTGTCAGTCTTTTTAAATCCAGAACCAGCAACTTCTAAAGCATTTGCAAGAGACAATATTCCTGTCTCTCCGCGTCTTGTAGAAGCCTCAAGACCAGTATTAAATCCAGCCCTCAGCCTTCTACTTAAAGACTGCGCCATTCTGTCAGCATGTGTCATGCTGTCACCAAATATGCTTATTCGCTCGTTCATTCTGTCTATAGAGTCGCGAGTCTTTTTTATATTTTTTTCGGCGTTTTTAGTGTTTATATGCAAATCACCGTGAGCATCAAATACTTTAGTTGACATTTTTCGTTCTCACCTCCTTCTAGTTAATTGGTGAATCTAATACGGAACCAAACGGCTTAATGTCATCTGCCGACATTGCTGTTGGGGGGGTGTAGGGCTTGGCCACCTTTTCTCTAGGAGAAAACACTTTAATATTTTCTTCTCGACCTAGTTGGTCATCAGAGGTTAGGGGGTCATCTAGAGAGTCTAAACCTGAAGCGTTGTTACTTCGCTTAGAAGCATATTTATATTCTTTTTTATAAAACTCTCTATAAATATTTGTCCTAAATGCGTCCATAAAAACAGTTTGTTCCTCAGACACATATCGAACGTCTTCTTCAAAAAAGAAGTGGAAAGTGTCTAGCATGTCAGATGCCTCCATACTCGCTAGACTCATTCCACTCATCAATCCTTTACCGTTTACGTATGGCCATAGGTCAACAGCCCACTGAATAAGACCTATGACCGCATCTCGGGGCGGTCAGAATATTGCTCCACCAACCAACCCGTGATTTCTCCCAATGTCTCCACCGAGACAATTTTGTCTTTACTAACTAAAAGAGTGTTAAATCTTTCATAGCTGTCGGAGGTCATAACTTTAGAGAAGAACTTGTTTGAAACCTCAGCATTTCTTACAGCATCGTCAGAGCTAGAGTCAGCAATCAAATCTAATAGCACTTTGCCCTGAATTTCAGGAATGCACTCAAACTCTTCTCCGTGAATAACGAATTTAATCGGTTCAGCATTAGGGTCTGCGCCACCAATACCAAAGTCCTTGAATTTTGCCATCTTTTATCCTTTGTTATCTATCATTAGGTGACTAAATTAGTCACGTATATATTTTACGCTATCTGACAGATACCTATTTGGCTTAGTTCCAGGATGACGCACTTTACGGGCTAATACTGACCCGTCGGCAAGAACGTTCCAGCCCTTACGAGCAGAAGGCTTAGAAGGTTTAAATTTCAAAAACTTGTGGTTTTTCGGGGTAATAATGTGTGGTCTAGTGCCCTCGTGGTGTAGTAGCGCGTATGGTACAGAAGACCCAATTTGAATTTTTTGGCCGAGTAAAGACCTTTTGTGCCCATATACCCTAATAGATCTACGAAGTCTCCCGGTGTTAAATCCCGCCTGTGCCCTGGCTGCATCCCTAAGTCTTTTGGCTTTTTTCTCTAAGTATCGGCCTGTATCTCCACTAGGGCTATTTAAAAGTTTATCGATTTCAGGGTAGTTAAATGTAGTGATGATTTTTGCCATTATGGCACCGCCATCACGATTTCCATACTTACCATCTGGAACCCGCCCAGAGGCTCCTGGGCATCTAGGGTAGCAATGACACCCAAGCCGTAGCCGGTGTCGTCCCACATATCAAACTCTCGTACTGACTCCATCAGAATCCAGGAATCGATTGCAGACATGTTGGAAGCCTGCTGAATCTTTTCGGGGCTAGGCGGTCTACCGTTTTGCCCGACTACAGGGAACTCCCTGGCAATAGTTATAGTTAGAGTCACAGTCCTAGGGACGTTGCAACGCTGGGGCTCTCCGGCAGGAACGCCGGGTGCACCTAAGTACAGCTGATTGAATGCCACTACCATCTGCTCGCAGTCAACTACAGGGGTGCCCATAGTCCAGTATTGGCGACTCGGCAGTGGAACGTTATAGGACTGGTAGACAGAAACCACTCGATCAACTGCGCCGTCGAGTAAGTTTTTTAAATGCAGAGCATCCTCTGAATATCCTGTAACGTCCACTGCCGTAGTCATAATTACTCCGCGGCTGCTTCTTCAGCAACGACCTCTACAGGTGCCTCCACTACAGCGTCAACAACTACAGGCTCTTCAACCTTAGCTGGCTTAGCTGGCTTGGCTGGCTTTGCAGCGGCCTTAGCAGTAGATGATGCAGGCTTAGCTGCACCAATCATGTCTACTGCGCGGAAGTTAGTCTGAATTCCTGACATAACTTACCTTCTTTCTTCTAGCTGTATAACTTGATCTGGAGGTTACCAGAAGCAAGCTCCATTACACTCTCAATACCGTTAACGGTCTTGGTAGCGTAAAGAGTCCATGAACCAGGGTCTACCATTCCGATAGCCCTCTGGGCGTCTACGTAAGGAACCGATATGTCGACTCTTCCGGTAGTTTCGTTTACAGTTATGTATTGAGATTCTAAATCGAGAGACTTAGCCTCGCTGTAGTTAAACATAGTAAATACTGGCAGCCACCCGTTATCTCCAATAAAGGTAGACGTGTCGACGCCAGCAGTGACCGAGTTCCAAGTAGCAGGGGTGTTTCTGACTACTGAAAGGTCCATCAGTGCATTGGCTGTTAGTGGAGGAGCCTTAGGGGTGTAGCGACGAGCCCTAGGCTGGTCTGGCGAGAACACCTTAGCTCGAGCCTTAGCCTTGTCAGGGTTTACGGTCTTTAGGAATAGGTCTACCGCATAAAGACCGGTACGTACTTCCTCAATAAAATCTTGGCTGTCTAGTAGGGTGTAAGAAACGCCCTGACGCGAAATAGAAGTAATGCGCTGAGGTAGAGCGCAGTCATCATCTCCGGCCCAAAGTTTTGCAAACTCAATTGCAAGAGTGCGAGCCGCCATCTTTCCGGCTGTTGGTGGCTCAGCGCCGTAGGTGTAAGTAATCTCGACGTTACAAGGAGTCCACGGAACACCTGCCGCTGCTTGAAGTGTAGAGTGGTCAACTAGATAATATGAACTCTCTTCGAGAATGCGTCCGTCTCTAGTTCTGACAGAGTGAATCTTTGTCACAGGGCGTCCGCGAAGTTTGATACGTGATTCGGGAGAGAGTCCATCCGAAACCAACTCAGCGTACTCCTGAAAGTCGGTAATCGGAATGTTGTAAACTTCACCAGCAATTAGGACGCCGTAATAGTTTTTAGAAGAAGGACCTAGTCGGTAAGCACGCTTAGCACAAACATAGCGTTCAGTTACCGTTGTGGTTCCAGTAAACTTTCTACCTGACATAGCCCACATTAAGTACGAGGCAGTCTGAGCGGCCTCGAGCGCAAACTCGGTTCCTGCATAGTCGCCAAGTTCTTCAGGTTCTACCCAAAGTGAAGTCACTTTATTCTCCTACTAGTAGTACGGGCGGTACATCTCTGTAAACAGAAAGATGCACCGCCCGTCCAAGGTTGATACTAGGCCGAAAGGTCCTCGTTCGAAACGATGATTCGGTCAATGGCGTTGTCTGGGTTAAAGTCCTTGTTTCCAGGAACGTTGTAACCACCAGTGGTTGCACCGCTAACCGCTTCTAGAGCAGCTGAGGTTACCTCAGTGTAGCTTCCAGCAGCAGCAGGCTCGTTGATTGGGTTAGCAACCGTAGCCTCACCGGCAGGGCTTACAGCAGCCGAGACTACGTTAGATGCAGTCTTAGCATAAGTGAAGGTTACAGTTGTAGGTGCACTAGCAACGGTGTAGGTACCGTTAAAGGTTGCGTCTACGTCCTCAACAAGAACCGAGTCACCCTGAACAAAGCCGTGAGCAGCAGATGTGGTTAGGGTAGCAACGTTGTTGGTAAGAGCCTTGTTAGAAACAGCAGCAACAAGACCGCTGTTCCAAGTGTAGAAGCCCTTAAGACCAACAGGTGCCCAGTCGGTGCGTGCGTACGAGTATGGACGCTCTGCAGCAACAGGGAACTCCCAGCGCATGTCTGGACCTGAAGCAAATAGAGAGTTGCCCAAGCCATAGCCTTCGAAAGTAGTTGCAAGCATACCGTTCTCAATTACACGGTCGCCAGACTGACGGAGCTTTGCGTATGGGAATACCCAGTGGAAGTAAGGAAGCGTGGTTGCCTTCTTACCGTCACGGATAGCGTGTGACCAAGCCTCGATAGCAACACCGAAACCAGCAGGGTCGTCGCCAACTGCAGGAGCAGCCCAACCAATGCTCTTGCTTACGTTATTGACGTCCTTACGGAGCAATAGACCGCCTGAGATTAGGTTAGATAGTTCTGGGTCTGGCTCACAAATTGCAAGCTCCATGGTAATACGCTTTAGGGTGTCTGGTGACTTGTAGGTAACACAAACAACGCCGTTAGCGTTCTTTTCGGTGATCTCGTCGCCCTCTTCATATTCTGGGGTGAACGATACACGCATAAATGCTGACGTGGTGTAGCTGTCGCCAGCACCAGTCAGTAGGTTGCCAGCGGCGTCCAATCGGGTGACACGAATCGACACACCCTGGATGCTAGCAGCATAATCTTGAGTAGCCATTTAGCTATTCTCCTTAGGTTTAGGCTGTAAGATCAATTCTTACAGCGAGGTGGATTGATGTATCAAAGTAAACCGCCGCTGGGCGAATTGCTTTGAGACGCATGTCATTCGCATTACCCGACACATCATAAGCTTGCGCTAGATTGTCGTTCACGACATCGATATCGCCCAAATAGGTGCGGACGGTACCGGTGGCGTAAATCCATTTTGCAGAGCTGGTTCCCAGCTGCTGAATGTAGCCAGTAACCGCTTCCTGAGAGCGGTTGGTGGCGCTTGCAATAGTAAGTGTTACTGTGTCAGCGTCAACTTTGGTGACGACTGCTGTAGAAGTAGAAGACTGGTTGATGTTCGCTCCGACAACGGAGTAGCGAACAGTGTCGCCTGCAAGTAGGTAGTGAGGGCCAGACGTGTTAATGGTCAGCGTAGTGTTACTGGTAATAGTTGCAGTAGCGGCATCAATACGAGGACCGTTGCCAGTATAGCCTCCACCAACAACAACAGGTGTGCCACCCATAGTTTGTAGGTGGTCTTTTTCGGTTTCGTGAAATAGCATGTTTGAGTTGCTCGAAAGAAGGGCAACTACGTCGCGAGTTGCGTGAATAACTCCCTGCTCGCCAGCATCTGATGCCAGACCAATACCATTCTCTAGCACTGCTAGGGCACGCCTTGCTGTAAGCCCTGAACCATCGAGCACGGTGGTACCAGAAGAAACTAAAGCTCGGTTAGCGTGACCTTCGCCAATTCGGATATCTCCATCCCAAAGTTCCTGCTCCATACTGTGCTGAGTGACAGCTTCAAGTTGACGCTTTAAACGAGCAATACGGTCTAAGCCCATAAAACCTAGGGTTGAACGAAGCTCCTCTGCTTCAATGAACCAAGGCTTAATTTCTGTGTAGTAAGTAGGAGTGCCAGCAACAACTACTTGACCGCTAGTGGAGTCAGTGTCGTCCCAGTTAGTCGCTGAGTAAAGTGTTGTTTCCCACTCCTGTGAGAACCCACGGACCCACTGGTCTTCGTTGGCTGAGTTTTGAGGCTTTACTACAGCGAGTAGACCAAAAGCGGAAGGCACAATCTTTGGTGCCTCGATAACGCCATTCTTTGGGAAAGCCATTTTAATCCTTAAATGTAAAGTCTAAGTTTTGCCGTATGTAGCGGCCCCCGAAGGGGCCGCCACACGCGGACTTGAGAGGTTTTTAGTCCTCGATTGCAGCCGCAGTTGCGCCACCAGTGGTGTCGCGTAGAGCTGCAGCAACACCGTTGATGCTCAATGAGCTGGTGATTGCAAGTGACTCGATACCAACCTTGGCAACGTTCTCGAAGGTTTCGATGAACATCTTGTAGTCGTTGGTGCCGACTAGGGTGCTGTCACGGATGATACCTAGGTCTAGAGTTCCGCCGTCTAGGAACAAGAATGTTCCTTCAGCGAACAAGTACCAGGTAATCTGGTCTGGGAACTCTAGTAGTCGAGCAGCCGAGCCAGCCTGACCAAGGAACGCGTTGAGGTCAAGCGAGCTAACCATGTCAACGTTCGAGCTTGATAGGTAGCCCTTGATCTCTGCTTCGCCAACACCTAGGGTGCCATCGCCAGGCATGTTTAGAGCTAGGTCTGCTGCCATCGCGTCATAGATCCACGCAGGAACGATTGCCTTTAGGCGAGTTCCAGCGTCGATACGGTGACGTGAACGGTAAGCAACAGCTGCCTTACGAACCTGTACCAAGAAGTCACGAGCAAAACCAATAAGGCTAGGAGCCTCAGTGGTAGCAACGTGTGCGTTAACAGCGGTCGAACCTGCTGAGATCTTGTCTAGCAAGTTGAGCTCTGCCTCGCGAGCGTGCTGAACAAGAGCTAGCTCGTTGTGGCGAGCAATCAACTCTGGGTAAGCACGAGTCATCAAGTTACCGAACTGTAGCTGCAAAGTGACAGCGTCGGTTGAGACGGTGTTCTCTGCTGCAGAAGTAACAGTCATGCTCAGCTTGGTTGATGGTGATGGAGTCTCAGCTGAGTCGTTAGCTGCGGTCCAAATACCAACTGCGTCGCGGTAGTTGTACGAGTTAGCTGCGGTTGCGTTGTAGGTGATGAATGAAGGTGGGGTTACAAAGCGGATACCGCCACGGTCTGCCTGGAAGCGAGGCAATGCATCGCGAACTGGGCGGTCAGTGGTTGAACCGAGGCCGAAGATGTCGTACTTAACTTCGAAAGGTGCACCGTGGCCACCAGAAGCAACAAGTGCTTGGGTTTCCTCGGCTGCAGCAGTGATCTTAAGTGCGTTTGACTCTGCGTCGGTGGTAAGAGTACGAGACTCTGGATACTGAACGGTTAGTGATGCAACAATGTGCTGCTCTCCGTCTCCGCCGTTTACACGACGTAGGGTGTGGAGACGCTTTTCCATTGCTGATGCAACTTCGTTCATGTCGGTTAGGTTTGTGCCAGCTGTGTAACCTGGGATGTCGGCACCAGCGGTGATTGCCACCTTAATTGCTGGCTCCGAAACTTCGATTACAGGCTGACGGTCAGCTGGGGCCTCGAAAGGCTGTTCTGCTGAAGCGGTCACGATGGCCTGCTCTTCCTGCTCTTCTGGAGCAATAGTTTCTGATGGGGTTTCTGCCTCAGTAGCTACTTCTTCAGTAACTACCTCTGCGGTTTCCTCGGCTGAAGCAACAACTGCCTCTTCCTCGGTTGGGGTTGTCTCGGCCACGCTGGCCTCAACTGCGGTTTCGGTCTCAATTGAAAATTCAGAACCTTCGGCTACAACGGCAGACGCATCTACAGAATCGTCAGAGGAGTAAGACTTGTAGTCTTTCTTTTTCTTCTCCTCGTCCTCTTCACCAGGAACCATGTCTTCAGAGTCGTCGCCCATTACTGGAGCTTCTTCCTCATCCATTGGAGTTTCCTCAACTACTGGAACTTCCTCAACTGGAGCTTCCTCTTCCATTGGAACTTCTTCTTCCATTGGAGATTCTTCCTGGCCATCCATGCCCTTGACACGCATAGCTGCTTCAGCAGCACGAGCAGTAAGCTCTTCTGCAGCAGCTTCGCGACGCTGGACTTCACCGCGTACGGTGTCCAACATGTCAGCAAGAGATGTCATAGCGTCAACTGTTTCAGCTGTAGGGTCCTGTGATTCAAACGATTCAAACTCGCTTACGATAGCCTCCTGAAGCGCAGCAACTTGCTCGTCACCTAGCTCCGCAAGGTTATCTACTTGCGACTTAATCTGATCCACTGGTCCTCCTTAGGACAGTTGGTGGGAGGGGTTCTCCCACTTGCTTTCGGTACAAGGCGAAGGGACTCGTGCAAGAAGCACACAGGCACTCCACCTGAACTCTATTTTACATTAGTTTTTATATCTTTATTATTTAGGTAAGTAGACGTAGCATGGTAGCCATCTGAGAAGAGATGTCTGACTGGCTGTAAACATCACTGCCAGACATAAAACCCTTCAAATCTTTGGTGGCTTTGTCTGCGTCTTCCTTACCTATTTTTTCCTCGACCCTTTCAACCATATTTTTCATAAGGTCTCTAAGAGCCGGAGGAAGATCTGAGAACCTCACCTTTTGAGCTTGGTTGCTAAAAGGTAGAGGTAGGTTAGAGATGACCTTGCCTAGCTCTGCAGCTGTGGCTCGGACATTCTCCAATGAAATTTTGTTTAGTGACCCTTCGTCAAGTCGGTCTAGTAGGCTTAGAAGGTCCTGACCGGCTTTAGCCGCATCCTGATAGTCTCCAAGACCACTCATCTTCTCAACTTCTCGAATCTGGCTGTTTACGTCAGCCAGTTCGGCATCGCCAAGGTCTTCTTTTAGTCTAGCTAGAACGTCTCGGAAACGACCCTTGATATCACGCGGCTGATTTACTCCAGGAATAAACTTGCCAGCCTCTACCTCAACCTTGCCGTTAGCAATGTCTTCGATATCCGTTGGCATCATATCCATAGGAACTTCATCAACCGCGAAGGTTTTTCCCAGGGCCTCCTGGAATGCAGCTAATCTGTTACGTAGATCTTCTGCACTTGCGGTAATAGATTCTGACTCTAGGTTCTTCCAGTTTTCTGGAACTAGGTGACGCTGGTTAAGCTGACGAGCACGCTTCTTGATGTGATTTCTCACGGACTTGCGGTCCTCAGCTTTTGAACGTCCATAAGCTTGAATAGCGTTCTTTAGGTCGTCTAAGTTTCGAATCGGGTACGAGCCATCTGGAAGAGCCTTGCCTTCTTCAGCCAACTTGTTTCTGTCGTCGCGAGAGATGTATCCAAACTCTGACTTAGCTTCGTCAACCTTAGCCTTGAGAGATGCTACCTGAGCCTGAAGGTCTTCCTTAGGGGTAGTAATCTTCTCTAGGCGAGAAATTCTAGAAGCCATCTCTGCAATAGGGTCAGCCTTTAGCTTAGCTAGAGTAGATGCACCTGCAGCAACAAGAGCCATGACGGCACCTGAAGCAACGCGAGCACGAGCAATTGGGAAGCCAGGAACGTTTACCTGACAAACTGCAACAAGCTCAAGGGCCCCACGGATTGGACGCCAGTCACCAGAAGGAGCTGATGCACGAAGTGCACGAATCTGCTCCGGACGAGCATCTGGACGTAGCGAACCAGCGACCCAGATGCCGTAGGCATCCTCGCCTGCGTGAACATCAGCGATTGCCGAAGCAGTGTCGTCATAGTGCTTGACCGCTTCCATTGCGCTGGCCTCTAGAGAAGCGTGACCGCCAGCAAGAGTTAGCTGACCAACAGGAACATCAGTTCCGGCATCGGTACGGATTACTCCGGTGTGGAAGTAGGCGTAGTTGCTCTTTGAGCGTGGTGGCTTAGTGCCATATGCCATTCCAATGTGGTCGACGTGCCAAGCTGCAATGTGTCCAAATACTCTACCCATGTCGTCAACAGTCAGAGGGGTTGGGCCTTTTAGCTTAGGGTTTTCGAACCACTCGGTAGGCGGTACAACGGGGATTGCGCCAGCGACAATACCGCAAGCAACTAGTGCCTGAGCGTCCGCAGCATCCGCGTCGTCAACGTAGACTCCATCTGGAATCATGATTTCCTCCTGGTAGGTGCTGTTCATTGTTGGGTCGTCGTTTATTAGCGTAATTTTGCACTCTTGGAAAGCAGGCTTTGGTACTATTGTAGCGGCCATTACGCGGGCTTTATTTATAGTAAGTTTCTTTTTGCCTATTTCTTTGTCGTCATCTTCAGACGAAGCATCACTAGACTTGTCCTCGGTTGCCTCAAACTTGTCCATGTCGGCAGAGATGCCACGGATAAATCCATTCTTTATAAGACGCTCTACTTCTCTTCCGTATGGCCCATTGTCTAGGACACCATATGCATTTCCGATTCCATCAATGGTTCTTTCGACCATATCGATTCGACCAACTACCACCGAGCCATTGTGCCCGTCGCCAGTTTTTATCTGCCACAAAAGCGGAAGAGGTAACTCTCTAAGAGTGATAGAGCCTTTACTGAATTTACGACCGTCTCCAGACTCTACGCCCTCGGGAATTAGTAGAGGAATGTGGAACCTAGCCCCGCTATTTTTATAGTCGGAAGAGGCTACCATACCTAGGCGCTCCTTGGCCGATTCGGCTCTAGCGGATAGCTCGGACTTAGCAATAATTACTGACGTAGAGTTTACTAGTTCGGTGCTGAATACGTTTCTACCACCTCGACGTTTTCCGTAGCCTTTCCTGTTGTTTCTGTCGCCGGCCCACATACCGGTCATCTCTTTGTGGCGTAGAGCGCAGTAGCCTTTAGCGCGTGGGCCTAGGTACTTAGATAGGTTCCTAACACAGCGGGTCCAGTCTCCGCCGGCACCCCAGCGTATCTTAAGTCCGCCCTTACCAGTGGTCCAATAACGTCGGAGCTTCTCGGCATTGCCCCTATTACGGTCTGCGCCACCGGCTGCAGTGACAGATAAAACTGATTTGAAAGTGTCCGCTAAAGTGCTGTTTTCGTCAATAGAATCAAAGAATTTATTGCCAAAAGTGTCTATAATTTCTTGGTTAGGTCCCCACAAAACCATCATTAAGTGGTCCAAGTTAAAGATACCGGCTGCAGTTATAGTAGCGTCGTCCACCTGGGTAAGCACGTCATTTAATACGGTCTTGTCTAGAGGGACTACTGGAGGAGGAGTAGCAGACTTTAGGTCATTTAGAGTTGCCTCGTCTCTAATCCACTTTCCTGCATCTCTCTTATAAGTCATTGGCTCTGACGAAGTAGAGCTTGCTGGGACTAGCGCAATCAAATCAAGCACAGCTCTAGGGTCATCTTCTGCAACAATAGCCATGTATAGTGGCTGAACGTCAGAAGTATCTGGCGTCATCTGATAAGTCTTTTTAGCCGCCTTTTTTGTTGCAACCGGAGCCGCAACAACCGGGCTAGCCCAGCCTTCTTCATCCTCAGATACCTTTGGTCTATTCTCAGAAGCTTTCTTCCATCTAGATATCAGCGGGTGCTCTGAGTCGTCCTCAACCTTTTTCTTTGGTTCGTCTTCAGAGTCTTCTACTTCTCCAGCGGCAGTTAGTCCTGCTTCAGCAGCCGCAGCACGCTGTGATTGAACCCAACCAGACCAGTTGTAGAGTAAGTCGTGCAAATCGTTTTTGGTAAGAGAAGGTAGCGTTCCAGGAATTCTGGCGTACGGTCTGTCAATAGGAGTCCTAGGCTCGCCTAAAATACCAGACAGGTCTAGAGGCTTGTCTAGGTCCGAGAAAGGAATATTCTCCTTAAAGTCTTTTTCTTCGACCGTGCTACGAGCCGGAACTATTTGCTTAGTTCCGTCGCTTCCGGTAACTTCTACGTTGCCGTTGCCAACGTTAGCGTTTGTGATTGTACCGCGATTGGCGCTGTTATCTCCAATAACAACCCTCTGACCCTGCTTAGCGAATCGTCCCAGGGCATTTCTAGTCTGCCTAGTAGCGTTCTGAGAACGTTCTTCAGGGGTATAAACACCGTCATCCGGATTAACCGCAGCGGCAGTAAGGGTGTTGTCAATCATGTCCCAGTCAATATCGGCAGCCGCAAAGATAGCTAAACCAGCCTCTTCTTTATCGATTTCTTCAATAGAGATTCGGCTGTAAGGCTTTTGGTGTAGCTTTGCACAAACGATAATTGCTGAGTCTGGGTCGATTGGTATGTGGGACTTTTTCACAGTATCGTACGGGTCGTCTAGTGCCTTGTCATAGGTCCAAATATCAGAGTCTATCTCTGCAAGGTCGTCCCAGCATCCGTCATCCCAGACATACACGGAACCGTCTACATCAATTTTGTAGATTCGGTCAATGCCAGAGCCGTCCATTCTAACTCTGGCTAAAAATTCTGGAGCGGCAGATGTTCCAGCATACATGGCTTTTCTAAAAGCATCTAAATCTATAGTTTCATTTGGGGTGTCTTCTAAGACGTATCCACCGGCAGTTCTAGCAGCAGCTTTTTCTTCTCGCTCTACAATAGCTCTAGCCCAACGCCACGCGGTGTCTCCACCCCAGAGTGCCCAAGCAATGCGACCGTTAGACGGGAAGTTGTCTTCGCCTGGTGACCAGCCCTTGCCCTGCTTGTCTACCTCGTGGCGTGGAAAGTATTTTGCGATGTGACGAACTTTACGGATTCCAATTTGTCCGCCCCTAGCAAGAGTGCGAGCAGTGTTTAGACCTACTGAAGTTCCGCCCCTGTCATGCTCTTTTCTCCACTCCAATGCCTTTTTGGCCTCGGACTGTGCACCCTTAGGAATAGTGTACATTCTGTCCCCACCCGAGGACGTAATAACATTTACGTTCAAGTCTGAGAGCGATGCCCCAGCAAGCTCGTATGCAGAGCTAGGAATCTCCGAGCGGTCTAAGGTAAACCAGTCTTTAGAAGAAGAAAGCTCTTCAAGGTCGCCGGACTCTACAATAAGGTTGCAGTCTAGGTCGAGGACGGCCGCGTTGTCGCCAACGGCGAATAGCGCAAGAGAGCCATAGCTACCCATATATTGCGTAGTATTTTCGGCACCACTCATGTCTAGAATCCTCCGATAGCGGCGACAAGCCAATGGCTATTCATATAAACCTAATCTATTGTATCAGTACTAATACTTTTGTTATTTTAGTACGTTAACTTGTATGAGATTTGGTCTGCGTTTAGTCTCTGAAGCAGGTCAGTGATTTCCGCAGAACTCTTAGTTTTGCTTAGTTTAGTTATATCAATAACCATAATTTTATCCCTTTCATCCTGAGACTCGGCTAGGCTTGGGTAGTCTATAGTTTTGCGGTCCTCGTCCATTTCCACTGATGACATAAACGCATATCCCTTTTTAGTCAGCTTATCGCTATGCAGGATCTTTTTGTCCGTTAGCTGGTTGGCAAAAGCTAGAAGTCCGGTAGCTAAATATCTACGCTGGTACTCTTCTTTAGTCTCTATATTGGCAATATACACCTGATTGTCTAGCAAGGGCCCATCCTGTATGTCTCCCCATTCGGTACTCATACTCGCTACGGCTTCGTCGGTGTTCCCAGCTAAATCATATGCCTTTACTTCTATGTAAGTCTGAATCTTTCCAGGCTCACCGTAGTAAAGTTCTTGTAGAGAAACAACACCTTCAAACCGGTACTGTCTACCATATCTGTCTTTATATGAAGCGGTCGTAGTGGTTTTAAAGTCACGGTAGTTAGGATTGTCGTATTCTTCAGTGATCGAGCCTTCCAGGTCTATTTTTAGACTCTCAGTGGCTTTATCCATTATATTATCTTCGCGCTTTTCAGGACGAGCAAAGTATGAACCGTAGTGCTCACGTCTAGTGGATTTTAGTTCTTTAACTCTATTAGAGTTCGATCCAAACTGCTTTTCCGCCTGCGCAATCATGTCTGCGTAAATTTGCATCATCTCTTCCTGGTAATCAAGAAGAGGTATGCCATATGGTCCAGAAGTAAAGTCGTATGCTAGTTCTTTGTCTAGGTCTAGGTTCGGGTCAGCCGGGTCGAAAGGCTCCCCACCAAACTTCATTAGAGATGGTCTAGAGTCGGTTGGCTTTTCTGGCTTAGAAAGCAGGTTACCAAACCGTTGAGCATTTCTATCTACTATAACGTCGTCAACAGTAGCCGGATATTCTAGATACAATCCCTCTGGACTAGTTACACGGCTTATCGCTGTATATAGCTGTCCTGGAGCAAATGCTCCATCTTCTCCAAGGTCTACCTTCAAGTTTTTAATAGTCTTACCTTGAAGCTTGTGAATAGTAGCTGCCCAAGCTAGCATCAATGGAATTTGAGTAAACGTAGCCTCAGTTATGGGGCTAAGCTTGTTTCTCACCTGGTTACTAATGGCGTCAACGCGAGAAGCAACGTTGTATCCCTTTTTCTCCCATTTTTCTGCACCTACATCATAAATATTGTCGCCTACCTTAACTCGTACAAAATTTTCTCCTAGGGCTACAACGGTCCCTATGGTTCCATTTACCCATCTGCGAGTAGGTGGTACTCCTTGGCCAGACTCATTGTCCGAAGCATCCTTAGCATTTTTTTCGCTATCGTTTCTGGTAAACATTACTCTAGCGCCCACCTTCAAATCTAACTGTACAGGGGACGGAAGGTTTTTACCAAAGGCCTTGGCTCCGGCTCCGTTAAACTCCCCAGAGTAGGTTCTAGCCTCGGCATTGCCTAGCTTTCTCATTTCTTCCTGATTAATTTCTTGCGCTCGCTTAGTTCTAGCAGTCGCGTAGATTAGGTCATCTACGGACTCTGGAACGGTGCGCGATCCAGTAGCGTTCAAAAATTCAATATCATCCATAGAGAATCTTCCAACACGGATGTTGTTTAGGACTTTTTTAAATTCAGGGTCTGATTGACGGAACACTTGGGTAAGTTCATAGACTTCCAAAGGCTTGTCCATCCAGGCCCTGGCATCAAAGAAAAATTCGCTTCTATAGTTGTTTCTATTGTAAGAAATTGCCTTTTGATCTTCTTTGTCCACTACAGGAGGAAGCTGGTATACATCGCCAAAGCCAATAAACTGAACTCCACCGAATGGTACGAACGCTTTGCCTCTGACATACCTAAGAACTCTATCCATAGCGTCTAGTAGGTCTGCAGACACCATCGACATTTCATCAACTAGAAGAGTGTCCATAGCTTTCAAGACACTTTCAACTTTGTCTCTATACTTTCCAGGCTTTGGCAGTAGCTTTTCTACGTCACTTAATCCATAGACTACTCCTGGAGTTAAGCCAAATAAGGAGTGAATTGTGACTGCGCCAACGTTTTCTGCCGCGGCTCCGGTAGGAGCTGCAGCGGCCACGTTTTTCTCAGAATTGTCTCGAATAAAATTGAACAAACGAGATTTACCCGTTCCAGCCTTACCCGTAATAAACATAGAATTATTGCTAGTTTCTACGTGATTAAACAAAGCTTGCTGCTCCGCTGACAGCTCTTGAATATCTTTCTCGGTCTCTTCTCTTTCCATGTCAGTAGGTACTTGTACAGGTGTACCATCCAAATTATTTTTAGGTACGTACCCTTCTAATTTAGATTTGTCAAAGTTAGCAGGAATTTCAATGCCAGCTACTGGCTCGTCGTTAGCCATTCTTTTCTTTAGTAGGGCAGTAAGAAGTCTATTCTTTAGAACTCCAAGCAACTCGGCGTCTAGCCCCGGAAGCATGTCCCAGTAGTTCCTTGCATCCTGGTCAGAAATTACCCCCGGCTCTTGTATAATATCCTGCACAGTTCTAATATCATTTACCGTTGGGGGATTGACAGTCACCCTAGTTTCTACTGTAGGAGATGTATTTTCTTCTCCATCAGGGAACCTCATAAACTGAGGCCCCGAAGCGGGTACCTTAGTTCCGTTTAGGTAGTCTACAAATTGGTTTAATGTCATGTTGCCGATATTCTCAGGAACTGGAGCTACCTGACCTGGCTGAGTGTCTTCTATAGACTGGTTAGCTGCCCTTTTCTTACCAGGAGCAATTTTTTTAGCTTTTTCACCACTAATTTTTAAGATGCGAAGTGCGTCAAACTTAGCTAAGTACTCTACCAGCTCTCGGGTTCCTGCCTTAGTCAAGAACTTACCTCTCACTGATTCTATAATTGCTCGGTATACCCTTTCTGACAGGTATCCAAAGTTCCAGAGAGTTGTAGCTGATACAAATATCTTGTCGAGGTCTGTCTTAGTCGGAAGCATATCCCCGCTGTGATAAGCCACTTTTCCTGGAATAACGGACGGGCGTTCGCTTTGAATAGGTAAGAAATCTGAGATAGGAATTTTTTCAAACGAGTGCGAGCCGTCTGAGTTAGCTACCGCTATGGTTAGAGCTCCTCTGGCAGGGAACCCTACAATTTTTCCACGCTTATTAGTGTTCTTAATAATGCCAAACATAGTGTCGCCAAGTAAAATACCGTTAGTTCCAGGAGTAATAAAATCTTCAGTTACATTTTCTAGATTAGCTGGGCTAGTTATTTTAAAAGTGTAGTACCTAATATCGTTGTATCCAGACGCACTAGACAATCCAAGTTCTCCGCGTCTAACTCCTTTGTCGTCAAAATCTTCGTCAATAAAGAATCCTTCATCACCGTAAGAGTCTTCGGCTCCTTCTAGATATTTAACAATTAGACCTCCTGAAGTTTCTTGCCCAGGAACAAATCTTTCTCCGTACACAACTCCAACTCTTCCAGTAACTTTGTTGTATACGTAAGAACCCGGTGGAAATTGCTCAAACTCGTACTGAGAACTGTCTTGCAAAGGCTCTTTTTCTGGAGTAAGTACCGATGGAGCTGTTTCTACGTCAACCTTTGAAGACCAGACCGAAGGTTCATACTGCATAAACATCGGCCTACTCTTAGTAGTAGCAGTAGCAGGGGTAAGCATGTCTTCATTATTGAAAATAAAGTACGGATGTGCGGCGTCAGGCCAACGCTCGGAAGTTCCTGTCTCGTCTATCCCAAACGGAGCTATTGCCCATCCTTTGTCTAGTTTTTTAGCATTTGGACTAGATACATAGTTAGTCACTACCATTGTAGGTAGGAACGGAACATTGGCTTTAAGTGCCGCGGCTACTCGGTGGTTGCCGTCTAACACAAACGCAGTCTTAGTTTCTGGGTTGTAAGAAACAATTATTGGCTTGGCGGGCACGACGCCGAGCGCCATCGACCTAACCATTTTTTCTACTTCAGCTTCATCTAGGTCAGTATTGCCAGGCATCTGAGATAGGGCAGAAGGCTTAACATATCCAACAACAGAGTTAGACGAGCCTAATCCGCCCTCTGAGTTAGTAGAAACCATTAGGCCTCTATTGAATGACTGCGCGTATGACGTAGTTAGGTAATCCAAGTTTTGCTCAAAATTAGAGTCCCTAGTGGCTCCGGCAGGGGTCTCAAATCCTCTGTCAGGAATTGCTTCAGTCGAGATTAAGTCTGCTTCGATGTAGGTGCTATACGCCCCCGGAATTTCATACCCTTCGAAGTCTAGTCTCGGAGAGCGGCTTACTTCTAGAACTCTAAGCTTGGCTCCAGAATTAAGTAGAACTTCACGCTCGCTATCTCTGTAGGTCAGTCCTTGAGGCATGACAATTGCGTTAGAGCCCTTAGGTGCACGAATAATTACAAAGAAGCCTTCTTCTGGGTTAAGTAGGCTAGCCGCTCCAGGGCCAAAGTCCTCATATGCTATGTTCGGGGACATGCTAGTTGAAGTGTAAGACGGCAGGGTGATTTCGTCTCCAGGCTTAGCATCAATTAAGTCTTTGTACTGGCCGTCTCCAGGGTATCCAGCAGAACCGTGGTAAAGATACATGTCTCTGGTAAGTTTGGCTTCAGGTTTCTTGAACGCATTGCTGAGGCCTCTGAGCATAGACTCCGCCATATTAGAAACAGTTGGACTGAGTGTGTCGCCTCTTAGTAGACTAGATATCCATCTCCAACCAGCGTTGCCATAGTTCTTAAGAGCTGAACGCTCTTCAGCGTCAAAGACATCCTTTTCCAGAGGGTCAGCGTATGTGACTGGCATGTCTTCGTAGCTATCCCAGATTACGGGGTAGCCTTGCTCGTCATCCTTCCAGCCCTCAGAGAATTTCATAAACCGGTGCTTAGGGTCTTGGAAATTCTTGGCTAGGTTATACTTGTCCCCACCGCTCATTGTCATGGAGTCATAAGCAACCTTTAGTGCACCAACCTGAGCATAGAAAGTTCTTTTTGCAAGCTCTTTGGCTTCTTCAGAGACGTTTGGATTGTCTTTAGTAGATAAGTATGAGTTTTCAGCATTGAGAACTCTGTAATAGAGATTTTGAATGTAAGTAGAGTCGTATGCATCAAGCTTGGTACCCATAGGGGTCAATCCATTTTCATAGAATGATCGACGTCCGTTGTACTCTGATAGTGCGTCGGAGTTTTCCATAACCTCAGGGAAGTTTGGTTTAGTGTCCTGAGGCGCAGGCATGCTGATAACTTCGCGAGGTCTGAAGTTGATAGGGTTTTTTCCAGCAATCTTCTCGTTGTAGAAGTCAGCAAAATCTTTTAGGTGCGGAGGGATGACACCCTTTTCAGTAATCCACATAAACATGGCGTAGAAGTACTCAGCAAAGTTTTCTCTGGTATTTACGGCACCATAATTAGACAAAGGCTTGTCATCAAACTTACGAGCAAACTCTTGATATAAAGGCATGTTTTCTTCGCCCATGTATAAAGCAGCAATACCGTGCCCGTATTCGTGAATGTGAGTTCTGTTAAACCTATCTTTAGCGTCAGGACCTTCAAGAGTAGCGTTTAGACCATCAACTTTTACGCCAAGATTTCCGTAAGAATCTGCAAATAGTCCAAAGAAAACGCCATGCTCTCCGGCTGTCTCGGCTATGCCAGTAATTTGACCCATCTCATCGTTTGATATGAGGGCATCATATGTGAATGACCCGTTTGGAAGTATCGTGTAGTAAGTAGGTACGTTTCCTAAGTTGTTTAGGGCAGTCAGGGTTCTTGCATTTTTTACAATGTCAGAAATCATCTCAGGAGTTGCGACTGCATCTTTTACTCTAATAAACTGGTTAGTTCCATCGATTTGGAATACTCGGTACCTTGACTGGTCGGAAGATGCCTTCTTCGCCGCGCTGATAAATAGGTTCCTATATTCAGACATTTTTTCGGGAGAAATGTTATTAATTGCCGCTTGGTCATAGTCATATTTAGGCTTAATGAAACTATTCATAAAATAGGTTTCATTAAAATTGCCGTTCTCATCTACAAGTGATGGCACAAGCCCTGACTCAGCGTCTGTTCCGGCTAGCCAGTTACCTCGGTCATACCCCTCCATAGAACGCTCTAGGTCTTTAAGATTAGTTCCGGTGATTTCCCTAATACCGTCTATAGAAATGTTTCTAACCATTGCGCTAGGCGCGGCATCGGGGAGCAGAGCGGACATCTTAGATTTAAAACCAAGCTTGACTATGGAAGCTACGCTTATCGGCTTGGTATTTTTATCAGCTGTAATAGCGTTCATGTAGTCAGTAAACCGCTGGTGAGCCGGAGGCAAATTACCTAATTTTGAATACGCAAAATCAAAAAATAATTCTGCAAATAGTTCTCGGTGGCTTGTATCCCCGTACTGGGTAATAAAAGTGTCTGAAAATTTTTCTACAAAGTCTTTCGCTAAAGGATGTACTTCATCATCGGGGGCACCAAGAGTTGTCCCGAGCATAGCCCTGTGATAAGCATGTCCATACTCGTGCAAAAAACTTTTCATAGATTGGCGTATAGCTTGAGTAGTGTAAAACTTATTTCTTGCAACCTTAGTTCCATCATCGTTGACTCTTAGAGTTGTTTCGTCTACAACCTCGCGAGGGTCATATATAAACTCTTGATAAGCCTCTTTCCTGAGCACTATATTTAGGTACCCATCGCTGGCAGTGAAGAACGCAGAAGTCTTTAAATTGTCTGGATCTTCCTTCCTAAAAAGAGCCATCTCTTCATTGCTAATTAGAGTTACCCTAAGTTTTCTGTTGCCAATAGGAGCTATTTCTCTAACTTTAGATATGAGCTGAGCTAGTTTTCGTATGTTATCGGGGCTGACAGTTGGGCCATTATTTTTATTGTATGTGATGTAGCTATTGTCGCCAACTTTTAGGCTAACCAAGTTTTCGACAGCGGATGCGTCCCTCATCTTGGTCTCGAACATTTGCTCGGCTTCTGCCAGCTTAGCTAGATTCTTTCTAGTCGGGTTGCTAAAAATTTCATATGCCTTTTTAGGGCCACCGAGTATGTTCTCTAGAAATATTCTTCTGTCGTAGTTTTTGTCGAACCTTAGCTGTTTAAGCCTAAAAATAGATTTTACTAGTCTCTTTTTCTTGGTTCCAATTACTTCTGATACATCTACTCCATCTACACCATCAGGTATGATGTCAGAAATTGCTGACTCAGCCGAGTCAATAAATTTCATCAAGTTAAGTTTTGGGGCGAGTGCCGGCTGGTCTTTATTTTCTAGGTTGGAAATAAATTTAGATATATATTCAGCAGCTTGGCCTCTAGACATATCCTTAATTGGGGCTAAAATTCTTTGACGTTCGTCATCATTAAACCCGGCTTCCTCTAGGAATCCACGGAAGCCTTTACTCTCCTCTGCCTGGTCGGTTCCCCTCTGCCTAGCTGTAGAGTTTTTGTTAGGGGCGACCTGAGCCATAAATTTAATCATGCGCTCTTTGTATCTCTTTGCTAGAGTCGCTTTGTCCAGGGCCTGTAGATTTTCGTTAGGTTTTTCTGCTCCCATTTCTAGGGTGCGCATAACAAGTCGGAATGCATCTTCAGCGTCAGCTTCAGCACTGTGCCACTTAGTAGTGTCAAATCCTAAGAACTTAGCTACATAGCCAAGGCTAGTAGTAGTTACAAACTTTCCCTTAGATATTTCTTTTTTAGGTCCGTCGACTCCAGTTGTAGGGTCATACTTAGGCACTAGCACATCAATAAGGTCTTTAGAGTCCACAGTTGCTGCAACCTTAAAATCAGTTACGCCAGCTTTGTCAAGCATTCTTTGAAGAACGTCAAGGTCAAACGGCACGTTCTGACCGCCAATAATTGGGTTGTTGCCCATAAAGTCAATCATCTGACGTACAGCTTCAGAGTTGCTCATCTGCTGTGATAGCCACTCGTCGGTTACTAGCTCTGTGCCAATAATTTCTCCAGTTGGAGTGACTAGGTCTCGCTTTAGATTCTTTGCTGACCACTTGCCTAAAGGAGCTTCAGGGTTTAGGTAGATGTTAAATCTATCCACAACTTCGCCCTTAACAACCTTGATTATACCTACCTGAACCGGGCTGTTTGTTTGGTTGTCTCCGTCAAAGTCGCTAATACCGGTTGTCTCGGTGTCAAAGAAGAAAATAGGAGTTTCTAGGTTTTTAATGTAGTCTAAGACTTCAGCCCAGTTCTTACCCTGCACCGCGTCTAGTAGAGAGCCCGTAAACGCTCCAGGAGTGGCCTGACGTGCATTGCTCCAAACGTCAGTAGTAGACCGGTGAATAATTATGCCTATATCGCTAGCAATAGTCTTTCGGTCAATAAATGACATTGCCGCTGGCTTACTCGGCTCTTGATTTATAAGTGCAGGCGGAAGATCAGATAGTGACTTAGTTGGGCGATAGTTTTCCAGCTTTGATTTGTCAAATCCCCGAGGAATTCTTCTAGTTATAATGTCATCGATAGGGTAGCCATTATCGATTCTCCACTGTAGCTCTAAGTTATCGAGCTTATTGATGAGATCAAATATAGCTTTTTTGCTCATGCCAGGGAGCTCGTCGGCTATCTTTTTGATTTCTTCCTTAGACATAAGTCCAGGCAGAGCAAGTCTTCTAGTTATGCTAGCAAGTTGTTTTTCGGTAGCGGCTTCCGATGAAAACTCAAAACCTTCTTCAAACAGGAACATAGGTTTGTAAGGACCCTTAACCAGCCCAAAAGACTCGTCTCTATCGAAATCGGCTCGTCGCTCAGCTTCCATTTCTTGGAAGCGTGCAATAACTCTATCTCTGTCTTCTTGATTGTCCCAGGATATTAATTCAAGTAGTCTAGGTTCGCCACCGCCAAGCGGGTCCATAAAGTATACGCGAGTAACTCTAGTCTTTGCTTTAGCGGGCTGAGGCTTTGACTCGGGCTCTGGTTTAGGGGCAGGTTTTTCGGGGGTAGGGGTAGGTTTTGGCGTAGGAGTCGGCGTAGGAGTTGGCGCTGGTGTAGGAGTCGGGGTAGGCGTTGGAGTCGGTGTTGTAGCCTCACGCTTGGCAATCTGAACCTTTGCTGTCTTGCGTACAACTAGCCTTCTAGGTGCGCCACCGTCCTGCCTAGATATCTCAATAACTATTAGATCAGGCGAGCCTTCTTTTTCTTTTGGCTTGCTTTTTACGATACCAAACCCGCGGAGTCTGTCCCAAACTAGGTCGCCTACAACAACTTCGCTACTTTGAACTGTCTCAAGTTCCCGGTCGGGGGTAAGTTCTCCCCCATCCTCTTCTTCTTCTTCTTCTTCTTCTTCTTCCGGTTCCGCGCTGGCAGTTTTCAATAAATCTCTATATTTATCTTCTAGACCATCTAGGATTTCCTGATACTTTTTTCTTATGTCTTCTCTAAATTTTAAGTAGTCTTTATTATTTTTAGAGGCGTCCGGAGATGTTTGACCTAGAATGGTAGCAAGAATATTTAATCTCTTTATAAGGTCATCAAAAACAGCACCAAATATGTCGCTAATTTTGTCTTTAGTTAGCGTGCCCTTTTCGAGTACTCTGTCCGCATTGGCAATGGCTTCTTCAATCTGGCTATCTATTTTCTCGGTAAATTTTCTACCAGCCAGCTCTAAAGCCTTTTTTATCTCGGCATCGGTAAGAGTTCCAGCCTTAGCTTTAGCTTTTAGTTCGGCCCAGAAAGCGTTCCAGTCGGCCGGCTCTCCTTCTTCCGTTTCAGCTTCAGCTTCCGGTTCGGCGGCGGGGGTGTCTGCATCTGCATCTGCATCTGCACCCGCGGCATCTTCCGCGGCTTTTTTGCGAGCAGCTAGGTAAGCACTGACCTCTGCCTGCATGTCAAGCGGGACACGAATGTCGTCGATATCCTCATTGTTAGCCATGCGCTTCTTGAGCTGAGCACGGTCTAGTTCCTGGATAATCTCGCCAATAGTTTCATAGGTGAGAGTAGGAAGTAGGTCCCTAATTTCCTGAGCACGCTCTGGAGTTACAACACCTTCTTCTGCTAGGCGACGTTCGACGCTCTCAATCTGCTTTGGGGTAGGCGGGTTGTCAGGCGTCGTAGCGGGGACAGACGGACTTGGTGCTGGAGTAGGTTCTGGTTTAGTCTCTACAACTGCATCAGGAGCTCTGCCGTTAAGTAAATTGTCTAATACTCGTTGAGCCTCTTCATTAAGGGCATCGAGCTCATCGTCGGTCATTCCAGCATTATTAATGGCATTGGTTCGGTACGTAGTAGCACTATTTTTACTGTCTACTAACCTACGTACATGGTTTTCAAGATATTCTAAACTAGCTTTTCTTATATATCCAGCGTCAGGGTTTCCATTTTTAAGATGTAGTTTGTATCTATCTTCGATTGCCTTAAGAATGGGGGGAATAATAGCAGATATGTAGGCCAATAAATCTTTGTGGTCAATGTCCACTTGCTCTTTAGTTAAAACATTGCTACTTTTTCGGTTAGTTAGTCTATTGCCTAAAGATTGTATCGATTCTGATAAAGATTGCACTAGCAGTTTTATGGCTGAAGATAGGTCGGCACTGTCGCCATCTAGAATAGATGGTTGTGATTCTGCATCCTGCTCACTCTTATTTTTGTCGTACGCATCTGTTAGTTCTTTCAGTATTTCAGTTATATTTTCGCGACTGCTACCGTTTTTAAGTATCTGCTCAATCTCGTTTTTACGTTGCTCGTCTACAACATCTAGCATTAAGATAAGATTAATTTGTCTTATTTGACGGACGTATTCGTCGGTTACATTCCTATCCACTCCAAAAATGCTGAAGTCGTTTAAATCGTTAGGTCTCTGGCCATTAGCCATACGCTTTATATTTTGAGCATTCTTTAAGTGAGCTACTAATACACCGGCAGTATCTGCGTCTAAATTAGGCAGTATCTGATCAAGTTTATCTTTCATAGCTTGGTCAACCACGCCGGGCTCACCAAGAATAGCTCTAATTGCTGCAGACATATTGTCTGTAGGGGGGCCATACTTATCTACTTTAGAATCAGATATAGATTTTGGCCTACGGAAAAGAGCATCTACTATGTCAGCTAAAGTTCTTTTCTCCCTAGGAGGCATGTCATCCCAAGGATCGGTAACTTCTTCTTCTTCTTCTTCTTCTTCTTCTTCGCCTTCAGGTTTCTTTTTTGTCGCAAACGACAAGGCTTCCTTAAGAGCATTCAAAAGACTCTTAGCGTGGTGTGATTTAGGAACGCTTCTGTCTTTAGGCTCTACCTCGATGATTAAGTTACCATTGCCATCAAGCATAGGAATTACATCGTAGCCATCATGAGAAGCGGTTAGCACTGAATCTAGTAGCGCACCGTTTTCGGTTCCGTCTTGGAATTCACCGAAAAGTACAACGTTGCCTTTATCGTCAACAATAAACCCTACGCCGTTTCCTAGGCTTCCAGTCTCTCCTGGAGTTCCTTGAATTCCTTCGCTAACTTCTTCCGAGATAGGGCCGTCTGGAATAGTAGCTACAGAGTTTAAAGTGTCGTTCGGGTCGTTAATGCCGTGTAATCTATTAAACAGACGCTGAAGAAGCTCTAACCTAAAGTTCTCGGGGGTGATCCTATCAACGCTAGTTTGGCTGATGTTAGGAGTTACCTTCCACGCAAACTTGCCAGGACCTAATGCATTTTTGTCTGGCTCTATAGTTACGGTGCCTAGACCATTTCGTTGGAAGCCGATGCCTTTAATAATTTCCTTGTTATTAAAGGTGCCTTCTCCCTCAAGAGATTTATCATCAAAGATATAGATGGTGCCATCTTCCCCAATCTGATATCTAATTTTGCCTTTAACAACGCCGGCAGCACCGATTTCACCGCTGGTAGGTAGGGGATTGTCTGGGGTTTCTGCAGTAGTTTCGTCTTCAGTTTCAGCAGGCTGCTCTACGCCAGGAATAGGCTGTCCGTTTTCATCCTTGTACGGTTTGTAAGACGGGTATCGCTTAGCTAACTCTTTGTCAGGCAGGGTTACAGTGCCGTCTTTCTTGGTAAACTTCTCAGCGATAAGTTCGTCGACTGACCAGCCGTTGTCCATGCGCCACTTAAGCTCGGCTACGTCTAGGTCCCTAATAAGAGGTCCAGCCTGGCTCTTAGTTAGTGTAGGTAGGCGGTCATTAATGCTCTTGGCTTTAGCTTCAGACACAATTCCAGGGTATCGACCCTCGTTGATACGCCTGTTGATGCTTTCTAACTGGGCCGGCGACGCTGCATTTTCGTCGGCAGATGGTTGCCCTGCGGTAGGTGCTGGCTTTTTACCTTTTTCTGGAGCTTTTGCGGGCTCGCTAGGCCGTTTCGCTACTACATCTTTAGCCCTATTTACTGCTTTATTAGTCTTAGGATCTTTTTTAGCCCACACGTCGCGGTTAGCCGGAATAGGAATGTCGAACGACTCATTGTCTGATGCTCGTTCTGCAACTAATTTAAAAAATGTATTTCCCTTGTCGTCTTTAGCTTGCGTAGAAGACACGAAATAAAATTCTTCTTGCTTACCTGTTTTAGAGTTTGTGAGGAATATAACATCACCAAAATTAGGAGCGTTGGGGGTGCCGGTTGGCGCGTTTAGGAATACTAAAACTTTACCGGCATTAGGACTTTTTTGTTTAGTAGCCTTTTTCTTTTTCTCTGGCTTGGCGGGCGTAAACTTGTCTGTTGAATCGTAAACGTTGTCGGAAATAATATTACCGTCTTCGTCGGCAAGCTCAATTTTAAATGAGCTTATGTCATTTGGAAAAGTTTTCTTAGACGCGACAACTAAAGTCTGACCGTCGACTACTACCGAGTCGCCTATCTTTAAGTCTTTGGCGGTGACCTCTCCGCCGTCTTTAAATGCCATAAGCTGAAGGCGAGCCTTTACAGAAGCCTTTTCTTTATTGCCTTCTGCGCTGTCTGAGTCCTCAGCTGGCACCCAGACTGTGAGTAGGTCTTCAGGGTCGCTCTCGACGCCAGGAGTACGCTCCCCGTCCTGCCAGCGAATTAGCGGAACAACCTTGCCGTTAACAAAGTCAACCTGAGTAACGATACCTAGGCGGTTACCGGCTTCGTCTCGAACAATTACGCCGGGCTTTAGGTCGCCGTATTTAATAGAGCCAGACTCTGCAGTTTTAATGACCTCTTCAAGGTCAGGCATGTCTTCAACTTTAGAAGTGGCCGCCTCGATATCTTCATCAGTTGCTGGCTGAATGTTTAGGTCATCAATGTTAGGAATATCGGTGTCCTTGCGAGCACCAACAATGTTTCCTCTAGTGTCTTCACCGAGCCTAATGCCACGGCTACGTAGATAGTCTTCGCTAAGCGATGTAAGAATCTCACGGAAGTTTTTGTTGGATACCTCAACAATTCCTGTGCCAAGAATCGGGTCGTTCTTTACGTAGAACCGTCCGTAGCCCTCACGCGATGCAGGGCCAACGTAAATACCCGTACCATTACGAGTTGCCCCGCCTTTGTCCCTAAACTTAAACTTGTGGTCGCGGCCCATCTCAGCAAATCGACCAAAGCGGTCACGGAGCTGAAGAGCAGCGTTTGCACGACGCTCAGCTGAGGTGTACTTTTTCCACCAACCCCAAAGACGACCAGCTAGACCTGCAGTAATAGGCTGCAAGCCATAGTCATCGGGGTCAGTAAAAAATAAGTTAGACACTAATTAATCTCCTGAGAGCCGTAGAGTTCCTGATACTTTTCTGGATTTTTCTGGACCCAGTCGGAAAAGTAGTCTAAATCTTCGCGCGTCATACTAAACAAGTTTTTTGCTGGGTCTACGCCAGTGCGCAACTTAAGCTCTTCCCTAGCGTCTTCATTTTTGACAACTTCCCACAAAAAATGAAGGTCAGAGTCCGAAGCGGTTTTTAGGTCAATTTCAACGTCCTGAGCAGAAACGCCGGTAGTCAGTCGTACCGTAATTTTTTTACTTTCAGACATTATTCGCTCGACCCTTCGTCACTAGATTCAGCTACAATTTTATCTCGTTCCAGGGAACTCTGATTTTTTCTCCAGTTAATAAAAAATTCTAGGTCGCTTGGAGTGTAGTCTTCTACAGATTTGTACGGGTCTATCCCTATACGGCTCTTAAGTTCTTCTCTCGCCTCTGGAATATCCATTCTTGCGTATACACGCAACTCGGGCTCGGAGAGCTCGGAAAAGACGACATCGACTACTTTAGACCCGTCCGGGCCATCAATAATTATTTGCATAGGTATCCTTTGTGTAAGCAGATACAGCTTACTGGGCGATTTCTGACTTGTCTAGTTCTAAATCATAATCCTCTGCGTCGTCCGCATTAGGAGAGGCAATTCCCAACCAATACTCTGGGTCGGTCTCAGGGTCGAAGTTATCAGGGTTGTAGCGGTCCATAGCGTCTCCTGTCAAAAAGTAATCCTTTATAGTATAGCAAGGAATGCTAAATTTGATAAAAGTAAAGCCCCCTTTCGGGGGCTTCACTTTTTTTGTTATCCAGGAGTTACGGTTGCATCTCCATCTAGATTTTTCTTTAGCTCGGCTAGAATTCTCATTCTGTCTCCAAGACCAGTCTCGCCGCTTAGAGTTACGAACCAGTACTTGTTTCTTCCGTGGAAGATGAACGTGAATGGACGCTTCTTACCTTCCGGAGTAATTCCGGTTGCCTTGATGATTTCTTTGTTGGCCGTGGTGTTACCCATAAGAATTACACTCTCGCCTTCGATACGGTAGTTAACGCCCTTACCAAGTCCGCCAGAAGTTCCGTCTTCGCCAGTAATCTCGCCCTGAGGCATATCAATAGCTTCTACGGTCTTAGCTTCGGTTTCTTCGTTCAGGTCAACCATGCCATCGACAGATGCCCAGTATCCACCAAGAATGTGCTCTACAGCCTTGCTAGCTAACGACGCAGCTTCGTGGAGAGCGTTAGGGTCGCCCTTTAGCCACGTAGCCCACGACTGAACATACGCGGCAACGTTGTCAATCGAGGTGTCGACGTTCATCATCTGAGCCAGAATGGCAGAGCCGATTTCAGCGATTAGCTCCTCGCGAGCACGAACATCCTTGTGGGTGCCATAGTTCTCAAGAAGGTCTTTGCGGTCTAGACGGTTCTGGTGTCCGGTGCTGTGGGTAAGCTCGTGGAACAAGGTGTCTAGGTGCTCTTCGGTGCTGTTGAACTGCTCTCTTAGCGGCAGACGGATAACGTCTTCAGACGGGCTCCAGTAGGCACTGTCCTGAGCAACGTACTGAATTGGTGGCTTGTCGGTGTAGCTGTCAAGCACGATGTTCTCTACCTCAGAGATTGCTGGTGGGTCCTTGCGTACAAGCTTAGGAAGCTCTACGCCCTGGATTTCGTCTTCGTTGTAGACGATGTCTAGGCCCATCTTGGCAAACTTCTTAGTTACCGTTCTGGTCTCAGTCTTGGTCTTGTCAGGGTTGTCTGGGTCCGGAACCTGTACTTGCTCTTCCTTGTCGTACTTCTTGGTCGACACGAAAGTAATAATTACGCCAGGGTCCTTATCATCTTCACCCTTGTTGACGTAACCACCGAGCTTGCTGATGGCGTTCTTGGTGTACCATCTAGTGCCCTTGTAGTCGCGGACCATAGAGGCAGCCAGGAGAGACAACAAGTTTAGTCCTCTGTAGACACGGCCTGTAGCACCAGAGGTAGGTAGGAACCCGCCTTCTCCGGTCCAAGGCTTCTTCCAAGGAATGATTCCTTTCTCCATAGCCTCGAGAATGCTGGCAACGACCGTGTTAACAACTTCTTGGTTGCTCTTGTTGGTGCTCTTGATTTCTTCGGTCAGGTCAACCTGGATAGGGTTTTCGTCTGAGCCTGGCTCACCTGGCTTAGGTGTTACTGCCTGGTTGTCATCAATGTTGTCGGCCGCATCGAATGCCATAAGCATAAGGTTGGCGGTCTGAGTGCCATCTGACTCGCCTAAGCGTAGAGACAGTTCTTCAATCTTGGCTCGTAGCCCTAGAATCATGCTTCTATTCTTACCTGCTGGGCCACCAAGAGAACCGTCTTTATAACGTAGCGCCCATCTCTCAGCGTAGGTTAGAAGTTTAGGGTCTAGGTTTCCGCTGAGCAACTGCTGAAGTGCTTCTTTAGCTGTAGCAAGATTACTCTGGTCTATCTTTCTAAAGTAGTCAGGGTCAGCTTGGATATCAGCAATTTGCTGCTCTAGTGAAGAAATCTGTCTTTCTAAGTCCTCGTCGGGGAGGTTGGTGACTTCCCTATCGGCTGGCTTGCGAGAGAGTTGCTCCTTAGCTTCATCAATAGACTTCTCAATGTTAGCAATCATTTGCTCGTTGTAAGCCGGGTAGCTAAACTCTCCAGGCTTGCCTTCGAACCGCATTAATTGAGGATTATTCTTCTTACCAAGAAATTCATCGCGTTCCTTTAGATCTTCTTCTGCATATTTTTCTTCATTAGTAAGAAGATCGTTTAGTTCCTCTTCATATCGTGCTATGAATCTATTAAGGCCAGCAAGCATACGGTTTTTTAGGTCCTCTTTATTGCCTACCCAATCGGGGTCAGCAATTTTATCCTCGAGCTCTCCCCTTTCTGCATATAACTCAGGTAGATAGCTTTCAATATCGGCTATTCGGTCCTTCCTCGCCTGCGCCCTACGGGCTGGGGCTTCGGCTATAGATTTCTTTCTTGCCTCTTCTGCCTTCTTTAGATTTTTCTTATATTCCGCTATTTCTGCTTTTCTTTCCTTTGCCCGCTTTGATTGCTCGGCTTCGGCTAGTTTTTCTTCGAGAGCTTTTATTTCGGCCTCGGCCTTTTCTTCTTCTTCTAGCTTTGCTCTCTCTTCTTTAGTTAACTTTGCCTTTTCTTTCTTTATTTGTGCGGAGACGTCTTTTATACTCTTCTTTATTTCGGCGGCTTGCTCATCGTTCTTGAGCATTTCAGCTAGATCGAGTTGTTCTTCTAGGAATTTCTTATTTCCCTTTAGTACGTCTATTGGATTCGCGTAGTCTCTAGTTATCTTGTCTACGTCTGGACGGTTGCTAGGCTTCTGCTCATCCTTCTTAGCTTGCTTTTCAGGGTCAGTAGTTAGGTAGAAGCTTAGTCCACCCGTGTATAGAGTCTTCTTAGCTCGGGTGAGGGCTACATAAGCTAGACGTATCTCCTCGTCTTTTTTCCACTCAGGCTCCATCTTAGATGTGTCTTTTCCTTCTGCCTCAGCATCTGCAACTCTGCTTGCGTGCTTTTCTGGAGTTTCGAAGTCGTCCCAGATAACAACGTTGTCGTACTCTAGACCCTTAGCACCGTGAGCGTTAGTAACAAATATGTCCGCGTCCGAGCCACTCAGTGCGCCTACCAGGTCTTCTATCATTTTAGTGACTGAAGCTGCTTTGTCTTTGCCTTCGATAGGCTTGTCATAGTAGAATTCAAACTTTTCTTTTCCAGTGACTACGTTCTTACCTACAGACTTTCTAGTTCCTACGTAACCTTCACCTTTCAAAGTGTATTTGTTGTGCTTAGTTCCATGTATCGGTATTCTAGAATATGGAACCCACTTGCCACTGTCCGAAATTCTTAGATTATCGCCAACTACCTCATATTTTAGATTGTTACCAATATCTCCGCTACTAGGAATATTACCAGTTTTAGAATCCTTTTCGGGAACGCTAAATCCGTCTACCACGGCCCTAAGGCTACTAACTATCTCTTCTAGTAGGCGGTCTGGACCCTTAACACCTGCATTTTTAGCTAGACTGCGACGTAGAGCGATTACCTCCTTAGCTTCTTTATCTTCAAACTCTTGAGCTGCAATCTCCACTTGCTGCCAAGTCTTAAACTTAGACAAAGGTCTGTAGATTCTAGACGGCCTACCCCTGTCTGGGTATAGTAAGTACATAATTGTTTCAAACACGTCGCGGTACCTTTGTCTGTATTCCAGTAAAGAGGCAAACTTTAACCAAGGATATGATTTAACAAGGTCGCTTCCAGCGGTAAGCACTCCTAGGTTTTTCCTAGCAATTACTACGTCTATCTTTTTATCGGTATAGCTCATAGTCCTGATGTTGTCATCAAGAATCTGGGTATCAAGATCTGGATTTCCTATGATGTCTGTTTTTACACCCAAGAAGCTAAGAACCTTATTGGCAAGCGCAGCTACAGCTGGACCGAATCGGTAACTCTGGGATAGAGGTAGAGTTACGTCTCTTCCCATTTCTCCAAGAGCGTCTACGGTTCCACGGAACTCATAAATTTGCTGGAAGGTGTCACCTACAATAATTATTTGAATTCCGTTGTCATACTTAGTCTTTTGCTTTTGGAATATGTCAAAAATTGCAGGGTTCATGTCCTGCGCCTCATCTATAAGAATAAACTTTGGCGCTTTAAGAAGACCATTAACGGTGTACTTATTGTTTTCTGGATTTTTATCAGAGATAGACAAGTCAGGCTCAGTTAATTGGAAGTTTTTTATCAAATCATCGTGATTGACTAGCAACTGCTCCACTCCGGGTTTGTATTCTGCAGTTAGCTCAGCCCACAGCATCTTAGCCATTCTTATTAGCTTAGGTGGGAATATAGTCTCGTCTGGTACTCCGTTATTTTGAAGTTGCTTAGGGTCTTGGTATTGGTTATAATCAAAAGGACTTTGATTGTTTTTATCGAAAAAGTGCTCTGTAGATATTTCCTTGTCTGCAGTAAGAATCCAAGCATCTAGAGCACCGACTGCAAGCTGAGTAGCCTCTAAAGCAGACATTTTCACTCCATTGCTTAGAGTTATCTCCGTAAACCCAAACATATCTCTTACGGCAGGATAGCTAGTACGCCAGATAGAATCAAGTTCTTCAGAAACGCCTTCTTGCTTTTTCTTTTTAAGGTTGTACTCGTCTACCTGCATTCTTTGTGTCATTTTATTGTTGACTGCTGCATTGTAAGCCATAGAACCAAATGTACGAGACTCCATGTTTCCTGGCATCACTCGGTCAGCCTCTAGCTGGTTATGCTTGTTGAAAACAAAATATGAACCGTGCGTGACAGTTTTTTCTATTGTATCTTTCATCTGTTTAGCTAGAGCAACTCCCCTCATCATGGTAGTTTTTCCAGCGCCCGCGTAAGCCTGAACAACTAGGTTCATGTTGAGAATTGCTGCCTTAATAATGCGCAGACCTTGCTTGGTAGGCTTTGGCTCGACATAAGAAACGTCAAGATCAAACTCGTCAATCTTTTTTACAGCCGCTTTTTGTTCCGCTTTGGTAGGTATCTTAGGTTCGGTCGGAGGGAAAGCCATAAACTGAGGTCTATTTTCCTCTTGGCTTTGGCTAGCAGCAATACCGTTAATAATTCCTGCAGCATTCTTTACAAGAACCTCGGCTTCTACGGAGCCGTCACCGGCTTCCTGCGTAGTGAATAGCTCAACCGTTCTCTTTGCTATGTAGTTAGCAACTCGGGCTTTGTAGTCTGCAGCGTGGAAATCATACTCATCTTTGTTCCACCCGTTAGTAGATGCTTCATAGTCAAAGTTTGGTCCGTTTTTAGCTCTACCGTCCAGTCCGCGCTGAAGAATGTTCTTGAGAACTTCGTAAGTAGACACAACGTCAGAGTCAGCTTCGTGGCGTCCGTTGTTCGATAGGCCGAAGTAGTTTACAAGAGCTTCAAGGGTCTGCGAAGACCTCTGAATTCCAGAGTCATCAATGAAAAATGGAGCGTCTGGGTTTGTGTGACTCCACTTAGGCATAATGTAACGAGCTAGACCTAGGGTGTCAATAAAACCGCCATATTTAAATTCTGGCAGGCCAGCTTCGGTTAGGGTTCTGTTAAGAACTTCGATGTCAAAAAGGAATCCGTTGTGTCCAGCAAGAATTGAACCTTCAGGAATGTTTTCCAAGAATGTTCTCATGGCTTCTTTTTTGCTAGGCTGAGTCGACAAGAAATCGCTATTTACGCGTCCTCCTTGGCCGTTACCAACGTTAGATAGAACCCACGAGCTAATCTTTGACCCTGGGTTAATGTAGGTAGACATCTGGCTGTCAATTTTTCCGTTAGAAATCTTAACGATAGCCATCTGAATAGGGTCGTTTTTAATTTCTGGGTCAGCTGGCTTAAAGATACCCGTGGTCTCAAAGTCAAAGACGTAGATATCTTTAGAGTAGAGGAAGTCTACCAAGTCTTGGTAGTTGTCAATGTTCTTAACTTCGTCAAGCGCCGGTCCTACAAAAGCAGGAGGATCAAAACGCGTCATCTTTGGTTCCGGGTTGCTGTCTTTAAATGACATAAGCTGAGCACGTGTTGTTATGGCTCCAGCTTTGTAAATTCCAATAGCCTTGTTTACTTCTGCAGACAACTCCGTTAAAATCTCTAAGAGCGCCTTAGATGGACGATTAAGTCTTCCGTAGGTTTCTACCTCGCCAGCGTCAAGTAGGCCATCGCGAACCCTAGCTAGGACTTCATTTACGTCTTCAGGAGTAGGTAGGTTTTTGTTCCTGAGAGTCATCTTAGGTTTCAAGGTGCTGATATCAGTGATAGCGCCCTGAATTATTTTTCTGCCTTGAGCAGTAACTGCTCTTTCTCTCAGCGCATCGGCAAGCATTGCGTGCGTTTCATCTAGAATGGCTCTAATAATTCCTAAATCAATCTGTAGACCAGATTTTAGAATGGTAGCAACTCGAGCATCCTCGAGAATTCTTACATCTTCGTCTAGGTTCTCTTCTTGTACTGCGACTGGTCTGCCCTGCCCTACAGGGCTCATTAGTCTTTCGTAAGCTTGTTTATTGTTTGCCCACGTGTCGTAAGGCAAAATTAGTCCATAGATTGCCTCTACATACTTCCGCGCTCTAAGGTAGTCTTCACCACCGTCTATGTCAACTTTAGTAAACGCAACGTAGGCATCAAACGCATTAACTAGCCAGTCTTCCTGACCTACTTTTTCAGGTCTAGGAGTGTAGCTCTCTAGAGTGAAGTTGTCGTCTTGGAATGCACGCCTGACAGCCGCTTCAATGGCGTCCTGGTTTTTGTACCAATCTGGCAACTGCATACGGTCAATTGGGTACCCAAATAAAATAGCCTGGACTACGTTACCGCCAATGTTATCTGGAAGCAGTAATTTTTTGTCTCCTACGATGGCCTCTATAGGAAATACAGTGTGATACGGAGTTCCGTAAAAAATGCTAAGATCGTTGCTTGCTATTTGTTCTCTGTCGTCTATAAGGTCGGGCTCGAAAGGCTTTGGTACAGGTCCGTAGAAAACTGGAACGTCATCCGCTTGATTGTAGGTCTCGCTGGTGCCGTCTTCAAACAATACAGCATAAAATCCATCTAGTTCACCAATGTAAGAAATGACCTTAGGCACGCCATTAACTACAACGCGATTGCCAACCTTGAGAATACCTGGGTTGACGTAATCAACATTTAGTGGCGACTCTGCTTCCGGCTCCTCGGTTGAATCTTCAGGAGCTGGCTGGTCGGCAACTGGAGTAGGCGCTGGCTCGGCTGTAGGAGTGGGGGTAGCAGGAGCCGCGTTCTGTATCGGGCCGTCTTCTAGCTTTCGAGTAGGGACGTAGTTTTCAGGCACAGCAATGCTGCCGCGTATGCTCTCTGGAATCTTGTCTAGAATGTCGTCGATTGGCATCGAGTTGATGGTTCGATAGTCAAGCGCCGTCTGCCAGTAGCTGATTTCTCTAGGTCTTAAACTTTCGATTAAGTTTTCGCTTGCTTCTCGTGCAGTTAGGTCCGGCAGTTTACTAAGTATTTCTGCTATTTCTTTCTCAGACAATAGTCCAGGAGTGTTTACTACTCGCTCTATAGAAGACAGCTGACGAGGGTTAGCTCCGTCTTTACCTAAGTTGGTGTAGTATGTCAGTGGGTCTTGAGGCTGGTATTTGTCCTTGTACGGAGCTTCATCACCTTCGTTTATCCAGCTTTCTAGGGCCGCGCTTGTCATAGTGCGGAACTCTTCTTGGAAATTAGGGTAGTTTTTGTCCTGGTCATCTCCTTCGTCAATTAGATCTTGGAGTTTTCTATTTACAAGTATTGACTCAACCTTAACTATCTGAGAGGGAGTGGGTCGACGAGCGGCATCTACATCCGACTCCAAGAATTGAGGGACAGGCTCAAATTGGCCCTTCTTGTCGGCAACTTCCTGAGCTGTAATTTTGTCTTCAGCACGTCTGCCCCAGCCCCATGACGCGTTGATGTCCTTAATAATCTGCTCAACTTCAGCACCTGGCAGGTTGTAAAGGCTGTCAAATATTTCTTTAGCTAGACCCTCTTGGCCGGCTGGCGGAGTACGTTTTGCTAGCTGGGCCAGCACAATTTGTCGTCTGCCAGGGGCGGCTTTTCCAATGTACTTTGGATATTTACCGTCTGGAGATCTCTCAGGGTTTTGAGGCTGCGTAGAGTTGATGATGTCCGCAAGTGCGGCAGCTTCAGCTAAGGTGTAGTTTTCTGGATTCAAATACATGTCGTCAATTAGGCGACCAATGCTTGGGTCATTGATAATGCTTCTATCGAAAGCCTGGTGGGTAGGCCCCGTAATTTGACGTGATAATTTGTGCTTAGTGTCATTTTTGTAAGGGCTTACGTAAGAAACTGGAGAATCGTCTGGGGAATTGCCAGCTTTCTCTAGACGATCTCTGTAATACTGAGCGTCTTCTTTAACTTTTGCCTTTAAATCTTCAAAGGCAACATCATCGCTTGGGGTAAATCGCATGAATGGCGGTCGAACACTGTCCATTCCTTCGGCGTCCCAGCTGACGGTCGGCAACTGATTGTTAACAGAGGCAATGATATCTTTAACATCACTCCAGCTAAATCCAATACCGATTGGCTCCATGTGCGTAGCAGACGCGGTTAGGTCATAAACGGTGAACGCGTCTTCAGCAATGGATGGCTCGTAAAAAAGAATGTCTTGACCATTAATGTCGTCAAAGTTGTAAACAGGAACAACGCTTACAGTTGCAGGGCCAAACGTAACGTAGTTATTGCCGTCCTTGCTCTGATAGTGGTTGTCAATGACTTTACCCCAGTCCTCTGGAACGTCAACATCAGGGTCAACAGGTACGTACGGCTCTTCTGGAGTGTCCTCTACTTCTGGCTCTTCCTGAGGTTCTGGCAACTCAGCGACAGGGGTGCCAGACGTTGGCTCGTTCTCTGTGTCCGGGTAGTTGCGATCTTCCTGAGTAGCAAGTTGCTGAGTGGATGCCCAGTCTTGGGCATAACCAACTACTTCTTCCTGGCCGCGCTTGCTTGAGATGAGCTCGTAGACTGGCTTGTCCGGGTTTAGCTGGTCAGTGCCAAACTGGCCGATAATCTTTGCGCCAAACTTTTGCTGAGCTTCCGCAATGCGCTTCTGAAGTGCCTCGTCAGGTTTGTTGTACAAGCTAGCCTGGTAGCCGTCGCCGGTAACAAAGTTGCGGTTCGGCTTGACTTTGCTGGTTAGGCCACTTACTGTAGCTGCGACCTTAGTTGGGTACCAGCTGGTAGGAAGGTCCTTGCGCTTTAAATCTTTAATGTCAACAAAAGGAACGTTGGAGTTCTTAGCCATAGGAACTAGGTTAGATACAGAGTGTTCTGGAAGAATGGCCTTGAAAGTGTGAGTGATTTCAGACGGAACGGTGTAGATACCGTTCTTGAAGCCCTTAACGTTAGTGACTTCAATGTCGATACCGTTAGGGTCATTCTCTGGAATACCAGCAACCTTACCAACGATTGAGTAAATGTTAGAACCCTTGCGGACGTAGAAGCGGATACCGCCACCCATCTCGGCAAATTGACCCTCGTCATCACGGCGCTGGCGGTTTGCACGCATTCTGCGGTGCCATGAAGAGTTTTTACCTGCATACGGGTTACCGAATGCAACTAGAGGCTGAAGAGTTAGCTCTACCGGAACCTGGTCAGCTGCAAGAGCCTGTAGACGTACCATGTTGAATGCGTAGTCAACCGAGTATGGGTTGCTAGCGTAGACGGCAGCAACGATTGCACGTGCCTCGTCAGACTTGATACGTGGGTCTGATGCAACCCAGTTCGCTGTGAGCGTACGCAGGGTAGCCGCAGGTAGGTCGTGCTGAGCGGTCGAGCTTGGGTGTCCTAGCGGAAGCAAATCGGTGTGAGACATTTCTCCGTTTGCCGAAGGGCCCTCTAGTGCAAGAGTGAGGAAGTTTTGAACTTCTCGCAGAGCATTAAAGCACTGGACGTCGATTTCTAGTGACGCAGAGGCAACAAGTGCTCGCTCTGCAACCGTAAACACAGCCTCGTCAGAAACGGTGCGACCTTTAGGTGCGTCAACAAGAGCTGACTCGATAATGTCAATGATTGAATCTTTAAGTGACTCGTCTGGAGTGTTGTTACGGTCAAACTCTTCAATAAAGTTACTCACTTGTTATTCTTTCTCTTGCTTTGGAAGTAAGTCGGCGTCTTTGCTATCGTACAGGTTAATAGCTAGGTCTGATGCTCTGGTGAATGGGTCTTCGCCCTCGGTAACGCCCCTCTTCCACGCAGCGCGGAATACAGGGAGTGCTTCGTAACCTAGGCCAGCATACTCAGTCAACGCGTAGATAGCGTCTTCAGGAGTTGCGTATGTTTCTGGAGATTCAATTTTGACAGTAAGTAGGCTTTCGGCATAGACAGAGTCAAGGCCGGTGCTTCCAGACGCAGTTACGCTACTCTTAGGGTGTGACGCTGGTAGCAAATCGTTGTCGGTGGTGTACTTAGGGTTCTTAGGGCTTCCAGACTTTACTAAGTGTAGGAAAGCGTTAACGCGAGCCATAGACCACGAAGCACGGTTCTGGTCTGGACGGTGTGAGGTTGAGAACGCACCTGCGCCACGGCGGTAAACGGCCTTAAGCTTTGATAGGGAGACTTTCTTGCCGGCAGAGTCAACGCTGTCGTTGTGCTCTTTGACCTTGTTACGTAGAGACTCTTCTACAGCCTTCGAGAAAGTAATCTTCTTCGCGCCAGCTGCTGAACCCTTCTTGTTTTTATCCGAGCCCTTGATTTGGTCTTTCTTAGGGGCTGGCTTTGAGCCTGCGGTTGCAGAAAGAGCTGCGGCTTCGTCTGCCGGTACGCAGTTAGGAACCATCTTGCCGTTCTTTTCTTTCATGCCAACCTGAACGTAGCCATCCCAGCAAGGACCGTCCGAAGCAGCAGTAACTGCTTCTTCCTTTTCTACGTCCTCGGTGATTGGACCGCCAGCTGCCCAAGCGTTGCAGGTACGGCTAGCGGCGCACTTGAAGTCAAGAGCGGTGCAGTAGCCAAGCTCAGCCTGATCGATTGCATCCCATGCGCTCTGCTCACCAGAGCCACCCTCGGCAATGCCGGTCTCGATGCAGTCAAGAGTCTTTGGACGACGGTCGAAGAATACACAGTTGCCACAAATGCTCTTGCTTGCCTCAACTGGAGTAATCTTCCAGCGGTCTGCCTTCTCCTGCCAAAACTCGGTGTTTGCCTCGTCAGGGTTTAGTGGGCCGTAGCCAACGTTGTCGATTGCGTTCTGACGGTTCTCGATGTTTAGAACGATGTCTTGGGTTGCAGGTGGGCACTTGCCTCCGTAGTCTGCGTCAGCGGTAATGCTTTCGCTCTGTAGGGTTACAGGTCCCTTACCCTTTTTAATCTTAGACATGTCGAGCACTTCGGCTGGAGCCCCTGCTCCACCTGAGAACTCTCCAGGGAAATACTCGTGGTCTCCGGCGGTCTTGCCTTTCGGTGCCTTAGCCGGGTCTACTGAGCCCTCTGGAAGCACTGCAAAACGGCAGTAACCCTCCGGGTCAACCTTAAACGCAACGACGGCGCACTCTTGGCCTCCACGGAAGAGAACACAGTTGCCACACTTAACGCCCATCTCGGCGTATGGGTTGTCCTCAGGCTCGTGGTAGTCGGCCCAGATGCCGGTCTGGTCTTCGTCAAACTTGCCGTACTTGTCGGCAATCTCGATTAGTGCCTCGGCTAGGTCCTGCTCTTCGGGGACTAGGTGTCCAGCAGCAAGCAGAGAGGTACGAATTGATTCAGGGGTAGGCTGAAGTTCTGGTAGCGAGTCCGAGTTATCGTTGTCAACTACTTCTAAAAGAACTTCAGCCTTAGATTTTCCCATATCAAGGTTCATGGTCTGAATCTGCATTGAGTCTGCGCCAATCGTGGTACCAATCTTCCAGCTCCACTTAGAGTGCGCGTCGATACGGCCAGCTGCCCAGTCTGCGATACCCTGCATGTTGATTGCACTGGCAATGTTGAAGATATCCTCAACGCAGTTCTTAAGAACTAGGTTTGCCTCGTAGAGGTTAGCTGCCATCTCCATTGGGTCACCCGCTGACGGCTTTGAGTCCAAGCAAGCAAGCATAAGGAACTGGTCCAAGCCGTGAGGAGCGTCGAAGCCGATGATACGAATGTACTCTGCAATGCGGTCTTCTTCTCCGCTCCAGTCTTCGTAAATCTCGCCAAAGAAGTCGTGGAACTGAGTAAACTCAGGGCCCTTGACGTTCCAATGGTAGCCGTGCGCCATATACTGCGCAACAACAGTAGTGCCGAGGAATTTGGCTAGCCAGCTAGCTAAGCCTTCCTTACTCAGGTCGTACGATTTTTCATTCATTTGTTTTCCTTATACTAGGTTTTGTGCGTCTGTAGTTGGTTCTGCAAGCTGAACTGGAGCGGCATCAACTGCTGCTGGCTCTGCTGTCTCTGGTGCTTCTGCTGGAGCGGCCTCTGGAGGGGCTGGAGGGCCCCCTAGAGCCTGTGCAACGTCTCCTGGAATCGGAGCTACGCTCGAAGCCTGTTGAGCCGCCCTGGCGGCTGCCATGACCTCTGGCGCAACTGCGGCAAGCATAGCCTCGGTAAGCTCTGGAGTGATGGCACCCTTCTCAAGTAGCAAACGTAGTCCAAGCTCTGTCGGGGACGGTGCATCTGAGTCCGAGAAGCCGTGAGCGTTTCTCCAGGTGTCGTATGAAATCGCCATCTTGTCGAAACCAGAGTCAGCATCAGCTGCACGGTCGTTACGAGTCGATACTGCTGATGGGTCATACCAAATAACAAGACGGTCAACGTCTGCATCTGAGTAGCCGTTAGCCTTTAGGTAAGGGCGCAGGTAAACAACAGTAAGGGCGTCGACAATAAGAAGCATCAGAGGCTCGATGTGCGCCTTGTAGAGGGCTTCATCAATCTGAAGTGCGTTTGAGTACTTGACGTTTGCTAGACCCGTGATAACGTCCTTAGGGACGTCGAGACCTTGAAGAATACGCTCTAGTACGCGGTCGCTACGCTCTGCAAGTGCAGGGTCGAATGAACGCTCAAACTTGAACTGCTTAATCTTGTCACCAAGTTCTGCGGGCCCTCTGATTATCAGAGGGACCACTGCCGAGGCGGAGTCTTCGTCGCGAATCGGGGTAGTCATCGCGTCGATGAGCTGGTCCTCAAACTCGTCTGCAGACTCTTCCGGAGTTGGCTCGGCGTATAGGCCGTCCTGGTCATCGTAAGGGTAGTTAGGGTCTGGAGTCGCCGCAACTGAAAGACCGTCCGGCAAGTAGAGAGCACCAGCGTTGAGGCGTGAACGGGCGGTAGCACGGAAGGTGCGGTTTAGGAGTAGAAGCTCGGCACACATGTCTAGAAGACCGCGTAGGCTTGAGTCTGCCTCGTCTGAGTAGCGAGGGTGTGCACGCCAGATACGTCCAACAAATGCATTCTTAGGAAGCATAGTGACGTTCTTACGTGCGGCTGCGTTTCCAACAGAGCCTGTGTTGTATTCACGACGTCCGGCAATAGCGTAGTTACCCTTGCCGTCGATAGAAAGTTCGTCAACAGAGCGGATGTCCCAGCTCTCTTCAACTCCGTGGCCAACGCGTGCTGGCATCTGAACTAGGTAGCATTCGCCGGTGACTGAAAGGTTTAGAGCCGCGTCGCGTAGAAGACCAGCCTGGCCTCCGTATGCGCTGTCTAGACGTGCAAGTGCACGCTCTGCGGCGGCTGCAAGTTTAGGGTCGATGTTTGGAGAGCTAGCTGCTGGCTTTGGAGTTTCTGATGGGTCCTCAACTACGGCAGCGTAGAGACGGATACGAGAAACAACTGAGCCAACTAAGTTGAAAGCATATTTGATTTCACCAATGGCGTCGTAGTACTCCCACGCCTCGGCTTGCCAGCTAGAAGATTGTGAAACACGTCGATTGCGGAATTGTTCCGCTTCGCCTTTATCGTTAAGGCGCATCTGGGCTGCCGCTGCAGTAAGCGGGCGAATAGCTGTGTATACCTCAGCGCGGGCAGCTCCCTGTGGGCTGAGAAAAACTGATGTGGATGGCAATGGGCCATCCTGGCTGCGACTAAAAACGGCCAAAATTTACTCCTGTCATTTATAACGGAACGTTCTAATTATCAAGACGTGCGGTTATTAGTCCTGCAACTGCCGAGAGGGCTAACGGTAACGCGAACACTACCGTTATTGCACTTCCTATTGTATAGCAGATTGTGATAAGTGATGCGAACCAAATACTCATGCACCAATTGCAGGTGAATAAATATCCGAATTGTGTTGATGGTGGAAACTTTTTCCAGATACGGTCTCTAAGTGGCTCGAAGATAACATCGGTGGTGAATAAACGTGCAAGTCTGAACGTCGCTAAGGACAGAATCAGAAGGTGAATGAGAGTTGGTTCTGGCATGATCTACTTTCTTGAGTACATGGTTTTGTATGGATTCCAGCTTCTCAATCGCGAGCCACAACCGCAGGATTCGGCTTTCTTGAAAACAAGGCGTTTACCTGAGACGGTGGTTACGGTTGATTCTTGGTCTTGCTTGGGAGCGATGTTTAAAGTTTCTGGGTCGTACTCCTCGTTAAAGATTATCTGAGCACCGGTCGGTGTGTCAACAGCAACCATGATGTTTGTTGTGGTGATGATGGTTCGGGTCTCAGAGACGTAAGGGTAGTCTTTACCCGAAGACTCGGCACGCATCGGGCCTGTGTAGGTTGGGGGAGCAACGGATAGGTGTGCTGGGAAGATGTCGTGGATGATTTTCATGATTACCTGAGTACTCCTTGATTGATGAGACGTTTGTAGATGGCTCTGTGGGTTACCTGGGCTGCTCGGGCTATGTCAGCAATACTGACGTCGGCGTTGTAGAGTTCGAGGGTTAGTTGAGATAGCTCCTCGTTGCACTGGGCTGGAAGTGAGCCAGGGGACATACGGGCACGGTAGTGGCGGGCATGGCTGGCTAGGTATTGTAGACGTTCGGCTTCAGACGGGGAAACGCCGGGGGAACGAGGGGTTAGACGTTGGTATCCCTCAGGGTGAGTGTCGTAGTTGGGAGTGGGGACTGGGGGAAGGGGGGTAATGAGTTCGTGGTGACGTGAACGTTCTACCCAAGCCTTGATTGTGGTGCGTGAACGTTTGGGGGTGAGAACCTCTCCGATTGAACGTAGGGTCCAGCCTTGGTCGAAAAGGAGCTGAACTCGTTTGTGAAGGACGTCGCCGTGAAGAGATTGGAGGTATTCAATCTCTGAAGGAGGAATGAACTTGTTACGAGCTGATCTACGCATGGGTCTATAGTATCATACTTTGGCTGCAATGTTTCGTACTGTATTTAAGAATGATACCTTAACTTTTTTTGGTTTTGGCCTGCGAGACGGTTGTTGTTGTTTTTTGGGGCTGCCAAAATCGTTTCCGCCGTTATCAAGTTGTTATATTTATTTTGGCGTTTTGGGGTTGCGAAACAATTTTTTAGGGTATCCTGATTACATCAGGCGAGCAAAGGGCGAGCCTAAAAATGAAGGGGTTCAAAGTGTTTCAAAAAATCGAATTGACAGCGCAACAGGCAGAAATTACCCGCCTAGTATCTAAGCAGGTAGCAAAAATCACTGGCAAAAACATCAAGCGTCTAGATGGCTTTATGAGATGTGTTATTCACGAAATAGCCACTGATACTAATGCCTATGAATTCGCCTATGAGATTATGGCGCAGGTTGCTATCAAGCGTTATGAAAAAATGGTGCGAGATGAAGAGGAATTTGCTAGGGGCTTTACAACTAGCATTAGCAACTACTGGAAACAGCAACTAGCGAAAGCAGACCTGCCTGAATTTTAGGCAACACCGCATAAGCCCTAGCCATTTGGCTAGGGCTTATGCTTTACCCTGCCAAGCCCAAGCCCTGCCAAGCCCGATCAGATCAAGCCAAGCCAAGCCCAAGCCAAGCCCAAGCCCAAGCCCAAGCCCTGCCCAAGCCAAGCCCGTAAGCCAAGCCCGTAAGCCCAAGCCAAGCCCAAGCCCAAGCCAAGCCCGTAAGCCCAAGCCCGTAAGCCCAAGCCCTGCCCTGCCCCCAGCCCCGCCCCGCCCCGGCCCCCAGCCACCCCC